TGCACATGATAATGTGTGCTACAATAGAAAAATTACATACAGGTTTAGATAATTATGAAGACTAAAAGGAGACATAAGCACGTTAAACTACTTAAAATTACTAGGCAAGACGCTGAACGTATAGAAATTGAGTGGTTTAGACGTTACAATTACAAACTAAATACGATTATTAATGGATAATAATAATATGAAATGTAAATGTAACAATAAAATTCCAGCAGGCAGACTAGCACTAGGTTATTCAACCTGTGTAAACTGTAGCGAAACAAAGCAATATAGTTATATTCCTATTATTGCAAACAAACAAGTACTAGAAGTACAAATAGTAAGTCAAGAATTAAGTGACAGAGTTCACAGATCTTGGCGTAGAAAGTAAAAAGTAGCAAGACGAGTAGCTTAATTAGGTGTGTATGTGGTGTCGACTGTCGACGGACATATGTGAACGTACGGAAGTGTATTACACACACATAAGTGAATAGCTGGCAGAGAGGCGGCGGCATACAGGTCACGTTAGGTAGATCGGTACAATAGTGTAATGGCAAGTAAAAATGGCGTTCTACTGTACCAGTACGAAACAGAAAGTGTGGATAAATGACAATACTAGTTAACTACCTGTCCACAACTGGTGCCTCTCATAAGGGCGTGAAATGGTAAGACAAGAAATAGGAGGCGAAAGCCACACTAACTTGAACGCAGGTTCGAATCCTGCCACGTCCACTACAGACTGGTGAAATTAGTCACACGTTGCATTCACCGTGAGAAGCTTACGACATTGCTCACAGGTTGGTCACCACTTAATGCGGGATAGAGCAGAGGTAGCTCGTTGGGCTCATAACCCAAAGGTCGTAGGTTCGATTCCTTCTCCCGCAACTAATGAAATATCCGAATGCAACGAAACATTTTTATGTGTCAATTCTGAAGAGTACAGTAAGAATTGGCGGGTATATGCTAATACCTTTCAACATAATAGCGGCAACTATAGTATTGATAATCAGCGAGTTAATCGGTGTAATTGAAGAAATGGTTTAGCACAAAACAAACACGAATCTAATTGTATAATATAATAAATTAATAAACTATGAACAAATCACTTTATCAAAGATTATTTCCTGAATTGAAAAAAAATCTTAATGCAAATGCGAAACAATACGGTTCCGCTAAACAACTAAAATACAGATTAATGAGTCACACAGCGTGGTATCAATTAACTATTGACGACGTCAGGCAACTGCAAACTTGGGCAGACTTCTATGACAGATCACTTGATTCCGTGCTATACGGCGATAACATTATCAAAAAATAATGACGTTAAACGAACGAGCACACGATAAAATCTGCGCAAAAATATTTGCCCTTGAGTGGGAAGTATCAGATAAACAAAAAGAAATAGATGACGGTACTGCAACTAGGTTTATACCTATTGATCTACACAAATCTGTTCTTAAAAGCATGAAGCGTGAAAAAGAATTATACGAATATATACTAAAATTAATATTAAATGAGCACAAGAAACCTTACAATGATCGTAAATCGGTCAGCGGCGAAACAATTTGAGCAAGGCTTTGCGGTCGAACCCAAAAAAGTAAACGACGATAGCTATGTAAACATGTACATGCATCATGACGGTTACCCTTCATGGCGTGGTGTAGAATTAGCTAACTGGGTAAACTATATGCAAAAAGACCAAGGCTTCACTCAGTTTGGTGATGGTTCTAGAATTGCAAGTCATTTAGTTTACGACTTTCACTACAACAGTCAATACCTATATCCTAGTGTTGAATCAATTGAGCACCAATACACATGGATAATATGGGTTGGTAAACCTGATGTATGGATAAGTTGTTGGGATAATTACACAAATAAAAATATATTTGTAGGTAGTCCTGATAGTTTAATTAAAAAATACAGCGAACCCGGTATGGGATACACGCAATGGAAACAAGAAAAATTTTGTAAAGAACAATATTTAACAACGTAATATGAAAGAAAATAAATTACCTAAATGGTTTAATGGAACCGTATACAATCAAGGCGATAGTGTAACAAATCCATTCTCTGGCGAAAGCTACGAACTTAACAACTTAGAATTAAGTATGTACGACTTTGTTATGGGGTGTGCAATGATGCCCTCAACAAATTTAAATGATTCTACCATCAAAAACTGGCAAGACGGTTTAACGTGGTTCAGAACAAATAACCCTAAAGCCTACATGGTATTACTAGATTAATATGGAAAAGATATATAAAGAAGATGTGTACGACGTTACACCTGATGAAGCAAAGACTTGGATATTAGACTATTACAACTCTACAATCACAACTGATTATATGGGTACTAATACTTGCGACTACATATTTGAATCTGTATACACTGCAGACTCTTATAATGTATATTGGGCACACGCTAATGATGACTACGGCTTTAACCCTGAAAACGTATACTATTATGCTACAGGTATGGCCGATGAAATTATAGGTTGTATTAAAGACGGTCTTGATATATTTATTGATGAAGAAATTTACGATGAATTATATGTAGACGATATGCTTCATGAACTGTACATTGAAGTGCAAGATAAAATTGAAAATAGCACAGACTAAACACGAACACAAACGTATAATAACAATATATGACAGACGAAGAATACAAAATGCTATACCGCCGAATACGCACCGATTTATATAATGAATTTATAAATCCTGAAACGGCAACTTACGGGCTTGACGTCGTACGACAACAGGACTCTAAACACTATAGTACAAACGATTTATTACTTGAAGAAATAGAAAGTTTAACTGGTGTAATGAAAGAATATGAGGCTAACGAAGAATACGAACAAGCAGCACTCATACAAAAAAGAATAGAAAAAATTAAAAAAGAATTATGATAAAACCAATGCTCGCATACAAAGTAGACAAAAAACCTGTCGACTGGTCCGAGAATGTATTTATACAACCTAAGCTTGACGGCGTACGTTGTGTTATACAACTCGATGACAACAACGAAGTTGTAGCACACTCCCGTACAGGTAAACAATTTTTTAACATAGCCCACATTACAAACTCGTTGCACTATTTCTTTACGCAACAACCTGATGTTGTACTTGACGGTGAATTATACAACCACGATCTAAAAGATGATTTCGAAAAAATCATATCCTTAGTCAGAAAACAAAAACCAACGGCCTCAGACAGATCAGAGGCTAGTAAAATGATACAATTTCATTGCTATGACTACATAGAAACCGTAATGAATCAACCATACGGTTACAGAATGAATCAACTTGTTACGAGTGATATGTATTCTTACTGTGTTAAATATGTTGAAACTAAACACGCTTTATCTAAAGACGCTGCTAACATCATACACCAATACAATTTGAATAATGGTTACGAAGGCTCCATATTGAGACTAGATAAACCTTACGAACAAAAACGTTCTTACAACTTACAAAAGTTTAAAGACTTTAGTGACACCGAAGCCACTATTGTAGGTTATGAAATTGGTAAAGGTAAACGCGAAGGCACCCTCGGTAAGTTCTTAATGATGGACGATGACGGTAACAAATTTGGTTGCCCTCCCGGTAAAGGCTACAACTACAAAGACTTAGCTAATATACTAAACAACATTCATGACTATATCGGTCAGCGAGCTACTTTCACTTACTTCGAACGTACTCAAGCCGGTAGTTACAGACATCCACTATTTAAAACTATTAGAAATTATGAATAATCCTTGGACTAAAGCGTACACACACCCAAACTTTTATAGATATTCTATAGAAGAAATAGATGAAATGTTAATGTGTGAACTAGAAGAAATATATAACTATGAATAAGTTAGTATGGCAATTGTATAACGACAATATGATAAGTATAGAAGTTGCCAATCTATTACTAGATCAACATTATAACCGATTAAACAATAAAAAATATGAATAGTATTATAATTATATTAATTATCTTTCTTGCTTTCGCAGTAAGAACTTTATTCAAAAATTTATGAATATATTTTATTTACATAAGAACCCTTATAAAGCGGCAAGCTATGTTTATGATAAGCATAAAGTTAAAATGATCTTAGAGTCAGCCCAAATGCTTTGTACGGCCCATAGATACTATGGCAATGAAGACGTGCCTTATAAAACTGCACACCTAAATCATCCATCAAGTATTTGGTGTCGTGAAAACAAAAACCAGTACAGATGGTTATATAATCACATGCTAGGTTTAGGTGAGGAATATACCGCACGTTATAATAAAAAACATCTAACAATAACTAAATGCAAAGAAGCGTTATCTAAATATCCGCCTAACATACCGGCTGGTGAATTTAACGAACCACCTCAGTGTATGCCTGACGAGTTTAAACGGTCAAATGCTATACACGGGTATTGGACGTATTACATTATTGAAAAAGCAAAAATAGTAAATAAAAATGAAACACCTTATACTTTTAACACTATTCCTGAAGACGTGGGTTACCGCTACGGTTTACCACGCAGTACCTGAACAGACAGACAGCACTCCATTCGTCACTGCCTCCATGAAACAAATTAATCCTGATAACCCTGCTGGGCATCGCTGGATTGCAGTTTCAAGAGACCTTGAAAAGTTGGGTTACACGTTTGGAGCTAGCGTCTGCATAGAAGGCATAAGCAGAGAATTTGATGGTGACTGGACTGTACAAGACAGAATGAATAAACGTTTTACTAAACGTATTGATTTCCTTGTAAATGTCGGCACTATGGGAAAATGGACTAACATTAAAATTGAATTAAATGAGTAAAACAACAAAAAATGCAAAGCATTTAGTGAATGCAAATGTTTTTAACATTGCAACAAAAATTAAGAAATTTCAAAAGCCGAGAAGAGCGACGAAAGCTAATAAATAATAATTAGTAGCAAGCTAATGTCACAAGATAGAAAATTAAATTGGCTAGATAATAAGAGAGTGATATATTATCGCAATCCTATTACTGATGTGCCTACCGAGTCAACTGATCTATATGATTACTACGCGGAAGGTACGTTCCAATGCTACAATCTATTTCGCAGTAAAGCAAAGATAACCACATATAAATCTTTAAAGTGGCATTTTTTAGTTTTATACTATTTAAATGCAGATGGCATCGAAGGTGATGACGTTTCGCTTGATGATGATATGCGATCTATATTTAATTTTATTGCAAACAAAGAAAACGGTTTTGTTACATTTTTTATGAAGCAAAAAATACTTGACAATATGATTAATGAAGTACTTAGCATCGGTGATACACCTCCTCGTAATAGAATACGTAAAGTAATATTCAAACACGGCACGGGGTTAACATTGTCGCAAAAGTTGAGTATTGTGGGTACGTTAATAGGCAAGGGTAAAAAAGTTTCGGAAGACGATATATACCAATGCATGCTTGACCTAAACCATGAGAAACAAAAAATAACAATAAGTAAATTAGCCAAGTTATTAGGTTGTACAACAAGAACAATACACAGAAATATGGGCAATCAATTGAAAACAGAAAAAGAACTACTTAATAATGAACTATGAAAAAATATAATATACCAATATATTTAAAATATAAAGAAGAAGTTGAAGAAGCAATTGAAGAAGTTAATAAACCAATTGACGGTGACTATACTAAATTAACTAATGATGAGCTAATAATAAACTTTTTACCGCTAGTTGAAAACATAGCGAGAAAACAATCAACAACAAATCAAGCTTCTGGCATACTGTCTATACTCGATCTTATACAAGACGGTAATTATGCTTTAATAGCGGCAGTAAATAAATTAGATAGAGAGCTGTTACTTAAATCAGAAGACCAAGAAAAAACATTAAAATCATTTTTATCTAAACGAATTAAGGGTGCAATAAGACGCGCTGTTGATATGAATAGAGGTGAGATAAGAATACCAGAGCATAAACTAAATGAAATACGTAAGAATCCAAAAGATGAAAAGTTAGTTGCAATGTTTTTTAATTCTGTGTTCTCCTCAATTGATGCAAGCCTTAATGATGATGAAAATATGGCTTATCAAGTTATAGATAAGTCTGAACCATATAACATAGCTTTATTAAATACTTATTTGCTAGGTCTAATGCGAACGCATTTAGATGAAAGACAATATAATGTATTGAGGTTAAGTTACGGTTTAGATTGTGATAAGCATTCAGCAAATGATATAGCTTCACAAGTTGGAATCAGCGTGAGTACCGCTCATGTAAGAATTTCACAAATAAAACGTGATGCTATACAAACCTTAATCGATAACGTAGATAGCTCGCAAGTGCTTGATTACCTGTAGGTTACGGTAAATAGAGAACTTAAGTTTAACAATTAACATGTAATAATATTAGTATGACCCTAAACCAAAAACTGTCAACCATTCAGACAAAATTTAAATCGAAGAAAAGTAGATTTAACTCATTCGGCAAATACAACTTCAGATCAGCCGAAGACATTCTCGAAGCAATTAAACCCTATCTCTTAGAGTTAGGAGTATCGGTAAGGATTAAAGAAAAATTAATCTCAACTGAACCTATGCCTATACTTGAAAGCACAGCTGTTATTCAAGATGAAAAAGGTATGGAAATAAAAGCTACAGCATTAGTTGGTGTAGACTTAAATCAGAAGGGTATGCAAACTCCACAAAAGTTTGGGTCCGCTTCGAGTTATGGTAAGAAGTATGCACTTGGCAACTTGTTACTTATAGATGATACACAAGATAGTGATGCATCAAATGATCACGGTAAAACAACCATTGCAAAGCCTAAACCAGTCGCAAACAAAGCTGAAATAAAGTCTAATCAAGACGCTAAATTTCAAAAAGCTTTAGACTATATTAGAGCAGGTGGTAAAATGGCAGTGATCGAAGCCAAGTATAATTTAACTCCTAACATTAAAAAAGAATTAATTGAATTAACAACCCTGTAAATGAACAAAGAAAAGGTATTAGAAAAGTTAAAAGAAGATGAACATTATTACGGCAAGTTTGGTAAACAATACTTAAGTAACAGTGACATATCTACTTTGCTTACTAATCCTTTAGCTTTAGGACAGCAATCAAAAATGTCATCAGCATTTCTTGTAGGTGGATATTTCCATACTGCAATACTCGAACCGGATAAGCTTAAGAAGTTTAAGATAGTTGAGAGCAGTACAAGAAATACAAAACATTACAAAGAAATATCTAACGGCGAATTGTGTTTATTACAACACGAAGTTGACAAGATAGAATTGATGACCGAGAAATTAATGAAGAACGATATATGTCGCGGATTAGTTCGTGGCATTGATGTTGAGTATGAGAAGCCAGGTATAGTGGAGCTTGAAGGTAATATGTGGAAAGGAAAAGCTGACATCATAAACCATGATGATCAGTTAATCATTGACCTGAAAACCACGTCCGACATAAACGCTTTCAGGCGTTCCGCTTACCGTTACAATTACGATAGTCAAGCATATATTTACAGTAAATTGTTTGGCTACGAATTTGTATTCATGGTAATGGATAAGAACACTCATCAAATCGCAGTTATTGATTGTTCACCAGATTTTTATAAGTCAGGTGAAGCTAAAGTTAAAAGAGCCACTGAGGCTTACGACTTATTTTTTAAAACCGAAGGATTTGAACCTTCACAATACTTTATGAATTTAACCCTTTAAAACCCTTATATTATGGCAAGAAGAAAAAAAGCAACAACTAAATTATGTGCAATGACTGGAATGACATTTCCAACAACGGAGTTTTACGCTAACAAAACATCTAATGATGGATTGCATGCGTATAGCAAAAAAGCTGATAACTTCAGACGTAGATTACAAGCTACGGGAGCTACAGTAGGAACTACTGAGCTAAGAACTATGTTCAATAACTTATTTCAAACAGCAGTATAATATGGCTAGTATAATTAAAACAAGTATCAACCTTAACGAGATACCAAAGGACAAGATCATTGTTGGTAAGAAGGGTAAATATTTACCTATTACGATTACAATAAATGACGAAGTAGATCAGTTTGGTAATCAAGGACCGGTTGTAGTTGCTCAATCCAAAGAGGAAAGAGAAGCTAAAAATCCTAAAGTTTATTTAGGTAATGTTCAAGTAGTTTGGACAAATGGAGATAATGTTGGCGCTGCACCAAGATCAGACCAACCAGCACAAGCTGTAGCTGCTCCGGCACCAGCAGATGATTTACCATTTTAAATAGTTAATTAATGCAAGTAAACAACACGGAGATTAATGGTTTTTTAATCGACCAGTTTAACCAACACAATTTAGATGTTGGTAAAGCACAGGGGATTTGTCCCCTGTGTTCGTCTGATAGAAAACCTGAGAATAGAAAACAGAAGTGTGCTTCTTACGATTGGGAAAGAGGATTGGGTACTTGTCATCATTGTGATTCATCATTTCAATTACATACTTACGAACGTAAAGGGTCTGCCTTAAAAGATTATGTCAGGCCCGATGCGTTAAATGTTGTTGATCCTAAGCAATTAGGCTCTAAAGTATACGAATGGTTTAAAACAAGAGGTATATCTCAAAAAACTTTAGATGACTTAAATGTTACAGAAGGTAAAGAATTTATGCCTCAGACCGGCAAGTCCGAGAATACAATTCAGTTTAATTACATTATGGGTGACGAACTTATTAATGTTAAATATAGAGACGGCAGAAAGAATTTCAAATTATATAAAGGTGCTGAGAAGATATTTTATAACATTAACAGTATAGTTGGTTATGACGATTGTGTAATAACAGAAGGCGAAATAGATGTATTAGCGCTTCATGAAGCTGGAATTAAAAATGCAATATCAGTTCCTAACGGAGCAACACTTAATTCAAATAACTTAGATTATTTGGATAACTGCATAGATTACTTTGAAAATAAAGAAAGAGTAATACTAGCCGTAGATAATGACGAACCAGGTCAGGCACTACAACAAGAATTTATAAGAAGACTCGGAGCAGAAGTTTGTTACATAGCTACATTTGAAGATTGTAAAGACGCAAATGAATATCTAATAAAATACGGTAAAGAGAAATTAATTAAACGTATTGAAGGAGCAAGACCGGTTCCATTAGAAAATGTAACAACTTTAAAAGATATAGAAGATGAAATTACAGACTTTGTACGAAATGGTTTCAAACGTGGGTATCAAATTGGTTTACCTAATTTTGACGATATTTTTAGTACTTATACTGGTCAGTTTATCACTGTTACTGGGATACCTAGTAGCGGAAAGTCAGATTTCGTTGATCAGATGGTAGTAGGTTATAATCAGAAGTACCAATGGAAAACAGCATTTGCATCTCCTGAGAACGCTCCTACTTATTTACATGCTCATAAGTTAATGAGAAAAGTTTGGCAAGACATGCCAAAGAAAACAGATATTGGTAGCGATAAATGGAATCAAGTAGCGGAACACGTTAATGATAACTTTTACTTTATCGATATGGAACGCTATACTTTAGAATCAGTATTAAGAAAAGGTGCTGAGCTAGTTAAGCGTAAAGGTATTAAATGTTTGGTTATAGACCCATTTAATAAAGTCAGAGACGTCGATTGCAAGACTGAAGATGTTAATAGGTATACTATGGAATACTTAACTAAGATTGAAATATTTGCAAAAAAGTACGACGTATTAGTGTTTATAGTAGCGCATCCAACTAAAATGTATAAAGATAGTAATGGTAAGATTGAAGAACCAACTATGTATAATATTAAAGGAGGAGGCGAATGGTATGATGCATCTTACCACGGTATATTAGTTCACAGAGATTATGAAAACAAAACTGTTAAAGCTAAAGTTTTAAAAGTTAAGTTTCAAAACCTTGGAGAGAATGGAGCTGAAGCTCATTTTACTTGGGAACCAAGATCAGTTTGTTTTATACCACATCAACTTGCTATACACGAAAATGAACCTATGCCCTGGGATTTATGAAAAGTTTATACAAAAGAAGAAAACCAAATTATCTTCCGCCGTATATGCCAACCCCAGAAGAACAAGATTGGAAATTATATTGTACAAGAAACAATATAAGAATATCACCCTGGGCTATGCCATTAGATGGCCAATGGAAAATATGTATAAACTTAGGTCCGTATAAAAAAGGAGAGAAGTGTAACTTTGCTCCACACGTATACGATAAAGAAACATTATGGCCAGAATATTATAGAATGTGTAAATATTATTATGATAAATATAGAAAATGAATATAGAGGATTAGTGTCTGGTATATTAGGATCAGGCGTTGATAAAGACGATAGAACAGGTGTTGGAACTAAATCTGTATTTGGTAGACAACTTGTTCATGACATGTCTTTAGGCTTTCCTTTATTAACAAATAAGAGAATGTATTTCAATTCCGCAAGGACTGAATTGCTTTGGATTTTACACGGCAAAACAGATATGAAATACTTACAGGATAATAATGTAACTTATTGGGATGCTGATTATAAAAGATCAGGCAGAACAGACGGAACGTTAGGCCCTGTCTACGGTGCGCAATGGCGTAACTGGAAAGTAATTAATGGTTATTATACAATTTATGAAGATCAATTATTTAACTTAGTTAAAAACATAAAAGAAAACCCAAGCTCAAGAAGATTGATGGTTAATGCATGGAATGTTGGCCAATTAAAAGACATGGCCTTACCTCCTTGTCATTATGCTTTTCAAGTTTATATCAACAATGGTAAAATGGATTTAATGTGGATGCAAAGATCTGCTGATGTATTTTTAGGATTGCCTTATGACATAGCTATGTACGGTTTATTGTTGGAGCTACTATGTAAAGAAACAGATTACACTCCTGGTAAACTAATAGCGCAATTAGGTGATTGCCATATATATAAAAATCATATTGATGCAGCAAATTGTTATGCTTATAGAAAAGAAACAAACGATTTGCCTGACTTAGATTTGCAAAGAGGTATTGATATAATTGATAATGAATTGTATATACCGAGTAAAGAATTAATAACCATATCTAATTATAACCCGCTGCCTGCAATACCAGCAAAATTAAATGTTGGCAAATGATGTATTATTTATATCACATTCCGGGTAAAAAAATCGGCGTTACACGTAATCTTAATAAGAGAGTTACGCAAACGCAGGGTTATAAGCCTAATGAATACGAAGTTTTAGATCAGTCTGATGATATAGATTATATATCAAAGAGAGAGCTAGAACTTCAAACGTCTTATGGCTATAAAGTAGATATTAAACCTTATAAAAATTTATTTAAAATGAAAGTAAACGTAACAGAACAAACAACAACATTTCCTGTTCCAGTTAATAAACTGAAAGGTAGATTAATGGACGGTTTAGGAATGGTGTGGAAAACAGACTTTGGCAAAATATTATTAGATGTTGAAACAGCTCAATGGATTGCGTCTAATAGCCATACGTCTATGTTTAATAGTGATAGAAGCTATGTATATAATAAAGCTCTATGGGAATTTTATTGTAAACATAACAGCTTAGAATCACTTGAAGTAAATACAGACGATGACTCACAAGTATTTGATAATATTAGAACATGGGCCAAAGTAAGAGGCTTATATGAAAAAGGTGATCAAAATACTCAATATGTTAAGCTTCAAGAAGAAGCTGGTGAGTTAGCTAAAGCATTATTAAAAAATGATCAGTTAGAAGTTATAGATGCTATTGGTGATATTGTAGTTGTATTAACTAATTTAGCACACATAAGAGGTGTTAAAATTGAAGCTTGCATTAAAGCGGCTTACAATGTTATCAGCAAAAGAACTGGTAAAATGATTAACGGAACATTTGTGAAAGATGAGCTGTAAATGTAAATTTAGAGACCCTGTTGTTGAACGAGTCGTAGACAAATTTAAACAGCGATCAGATGTAGGCTATGAAAAATATGGCATTACACTTGAAGACGATCCTTCTAAAGTAGTCGATTGGCTAAATCATTTACAAGAAGAACTTATGGATGCTGTTTTGTATTTACAAAAAGCTAAAGAAACATATGAGAAAGAAAAGAGTATATAAAAGAAAAAGAGGTCCTGTTGTAGCTAAGAAAGTTATTTATGACGGGATCCACTTCGCTTCTGGTTTAGAAAAATATATGTATAAAGCTCTTAAAGTTGCTAATATAAGAACCAAATACGAAGGTGAAACTTTTGTTTTAATTAATGGTTTTCATTTTGAAAACAAAGTATATGAAAGACAAGCTAACAGCAAAGGTATATTTAAAAATAGAGGCTGTAAAAGAATACTACCGATTAAATATACACCAGATTTTATTGGCGAAAATTTTATAATAGAAACAAAAGGCAGACCAAATGAATCTTTCCCTATACGATGGAAGTTGTTTAAACATCTAATGACTAAACAGTTTCCTGGTTACACTTTATATAAACCACAAAATCAAAAAGAATGCGATCAGGTAATAGAACTAATAAAGTCTCCGGAAAGCATTTAGCTAGAAGGAAATATAAAGAACGTAAAATAGACACGTACATTAAATGGACTGTGAATAAAAGAGGACATTTAAAATGGAAAGATCTTATAATGATACATGAACAATATAACGTTAAATGTTATGGATAAAAAACAAAGCAAATGGTCTATGGCTTTAGGAACTTACCCCGGAATATTATTCGGGGCCAGAACCTACGAAGGACCAACGCACACACAACACGTACTTTATCTACCTTTTGTAGATATTGCAATTGAAATAGAACATTAATATGAAAGCACCCTTATTTACAGAAAGAATCCCTTACAAGCCTTTTGAATATCCTGAATATTATACAGAAGGTTGGTTAAAGCAAGCGCAAGCATTTTGGTTACATACTGAAATACCTATGTCAGGTGATTTAAAAGATTGGAACGAAAAACTAAATGACAAAGAAAAAAACTTAGTTGGCAATATATTATTAGGCTTTGCCCAAACTGAATGTGCTGTATCAGATTACTGGACACAAAAAGTTGTTGGCTGGTTTCCTAAGCACGAAATACAACAAATGGCTATGATGTTTGGTTCACAAGAAACAATTCACGCAGTAGCTTATAGTTACTTAAATGAAACATTAGGCTTAGAGGATTATGAAGCATTCTTACATGAACCTGCAACGGCCGCTAGGTTTGATAACTTAGTTGCTTATGACGGTAATGATCCTGTAGGTATAGGTAAATCATTAGCTACATTTTCTGCTTTTGCAGAAGGCGTTAGTTTATATTCCGCATTCGCTGTGCTATACAGTTTTCAAATGCGTAACTTATTAAAAGGTGTTGGCCAACAAATGAAGTGGTCAGTTAGAGATGAATCATTGCATTCTAAAATGGGATGCCAATTATTTAGACATATGTGTTCGCAAATTCCTGGTTTAAAAGAAGAATGCAAAGAACACATTTACGACGCAGCATTAACTATGCACAATGCGGAAATGACTTACATAAGCAAGTTATTTGAAATGGGTGATATTGAAGGAATAACAGAATATGACCTTAAACATTTTATTAAAAAACGAACAAGTGATAAAATTAAAGAATTGGGCTATAAAGCAGAAGGAAAATTTAAATTCGAATATGACCAAAAGTCAATTGACAAAATGGCTTGGTTCGACCATCTTACTGGGGGTCACACTCACACTGATTTCTTCGCTATTAGGCCGACTGACTATAGTAAAGCAAATGAAGGCGAAGATTTTGAAGACGTTTGGTAAAAATTAAAAATTATGGGAGTACAAAAAAATATAAAACAATTACAAGAACAAGTTGAAGTTTTGGGTGGTGCTTTAACAAGAGCATTAAAAGATTTAGATGCTGTTAAAATGTTAGCTCAGGGCACCCTTACTTCTTTTCAATTACATATTGGGCAAGAGGAATGGGATAAGCTTGTTGAAGAACTTAAAGAATTAGAAAAAAGAGATGTGGAACAATAACTGGAAAAAAGGAATTGATTATCCTGCCTGGGGTGAAACTGATGTTTATAAAAAAACTATTGGTGGTGGATATTTAATTAAAGACGAATCACCAAAAGATGCCTACAATCGTGTATGCGAAACAGTAGCGAAGCGTTTAGGACGCCCAGAACTAGCTAAAACATTTTTTGAATATATATGGAATGGTTGGCTATGTTTGGCTTCTCCTGTGCTATCTAATACTGGCTCAGACAGGGGTTTGCCAATATCATGCTTTGGCATGGATGTGGCAGATTCAATATATGACATTGGAAATAAAAATTTAGAGATGATGCTACTCGCTAAGCACGGCGGTGGAGTTGGCATTGGCATAAATCAAATCAGACCCGCTGGCGACAAAATTAAGGGAAATGGAACAAGTGATGGAGTTGTCCCTTTTTGTAAGATATACGATTCGACAATACTGGCCACTAATCAAGGGTCTGTCAGACGAGGAGCTGCTTCAGTTAACATCAATATTGAACATCCCGACTTTGAAGAATGGCTTGAGATTAGAGAACCTAAAGGAGACGTTAATCGTCAATCGCTCAACCTCCACCAGTGCGCTGTGGTCGGCGACAAGTTCATGCGAAGAGTTGAAAGTGGAGATGCTAAAGCTAGAAAGAAGTGGGGAAAGCTACTTCAAAAGCGTAAAGCAACTGGAGAGCCTTATATCTTATTTAAGGGCAATACAAATAAAAATAACCCAGAGCAATACAGAAAGCACGGGTTAAAAGTACATATGACAAACATATGTAGTGAAATAACATTACACACAGATGAATCACATTCGTTTGTTTGTTGTTTATCATCGTTGAATTTAGCCAAATACGATGAGTGGAAAAACACTAATCTAATATACGATAGTATATGGTTTTTAGATGGCGTGTTAGAAGAATTTATACAAAAATCTAAAGGTAAAGTTGGCTTTCATAATTCTGTAAGATCTGCTGAAAAAGGTAGAGCTTTAGGATTAGGGGTGCTTGGCTGGCATACTTATTTACAAGATCAAGGTTTACCGTTTGAAGGATTATTATCACAATATGAAACAAGAAAAATATTTTCACAAATTAAAATTGAAAGTGAGAGAGCTTCAATGGCACTTGCAGAAGAATTTGGTGAACCTCTATGGTGTAGGGGTTCAGGTTTTAGGAATACTCATCTCCGTGCCATTGCTCCTACTGTTAGCAATAGTAAACTTAGTGGCAATGTTTCTCCCGGTATCGAACCCTGGGCCGCTAATGTATTTACGGAGCAAAGTGCTAAGGGTACTTTCATTCGCAAGAACCCTACATTATTAAAGCTGTTAAAAAAGCATAAAATTAATAATGAAAAGGTTTGGAATAAAATATTAAAAGATGGAGGTTCAGTTCAAGGTGTTAAAGAACTTAATAATATTACGGTAGGTAAATGGGAAACACCTGCTAAAGAAGTTTTCAAAACATTTAAAGAACTTAATCAATTAGAATTAGTTAATCAAGCTGGAATAAGACAACAGTATATAGATCAATCTGTTAGTTTAAATTTAGCGTTTCCAAGTATTGCAGAACCCAAGTGGATTAATAAGGTTCATTATGAAGCGTGGAAGAAAGGTATTAAAACCTTATATTATATGAGAACAGAATCTGTTCTTAGAGGTGATATTGCAGAAGCTGCAATGGATGAAAATTGTTTAGCTTGTGACGGATAAAAATTTGGAAGAAGCGCGCGTGAGGAAATGAGTGGTTGGTGGGATCCAAATAATTAAGGGGCTTTTTTAAGGCCCCTTTTTTTATATTTCTTTATAACAAGTTTTATTGTTTTCATCTTTATAAGCTTGCAAACAACGCCGCCTATTTGAATCAACATCTACATAACTAACGTGAACCCAATCAGGGTTATCTTCTGTGCCAAATTCCCAAATCATTTGATCAAAATCTAAATTATTTTTTATATAATTGTACATATCTTTATTAGACATATACCCATACACGTCATCTAAATCCATTGCGCGCCCTTGGCAATGTTGCGATCGACTGCTTCCTCCAATTGCTTTATTCAATTCTTCTGAGCGAAAAAATGAATTAATTTTTATTGGGCCATTTACAGCTTTTCTTAATGGTTCAAATACTTTTTCAGCAATGAGTTCCATATTTTGTAGCTCGTATTCGCCTGGTATATTATCTATTCCTTTTCTTGTTGCTGTCGCGCTGAATGTTGCTTCTTTTTTACTAATGTGTTCACTAATCATTTTTATAATTTAAATTTACCGCCAATTGTTATTGAATATGTTAATGGAAATGCATCTGTGCTTTTAGCTACATTAAAACCTAAATTCATTCTAAATGTTTTAGTTATAGCGAAATCAAAGTTTGCACCTCCTACAAATAATGCATGCTCATTAAAAACAAAACCATTATCCAATGTACTGTAACTCACTGGTGTTAAAGCGGTAGCTAACATAGGTGATACAGTAAAACGTTTAAAAGGGAATGGCTTAGTACCAAAAAATACAAATGCAGGCATTACATTCCAATCGCCTTGGCTATATAATACATTTGCTGAAGCAGATACACCTCCTACAAATCCTTTCCATTTATTTTCTTTTTGTCCAATATATACATTACTAATACCAAAAGAAGCATTATAAACACCATACATATACATTAATCCAGCGGATAATGTTTGTACGTTGGCAATACTACCTTTATCATAATAATGACCAAACACATAATCTTTACCATCTTCTCTAATTATTACAGGTACTTTTTTATCGTATCTATGAAATGTATGACCTCTAGATCCACTTAAACTAAACTGTTTTAAGTTGTCCCATATCATCATATTAGCGGAATAATTAAATTCCCCGTTCATAGATGATTGTGCAAAGCCTAAGCCAATTACTTGATTTGCAGCACCGTCTAATCCAGACATACGCATGACGTTGGCTGATATTATTATTGGGTTTGTGTTTTTCTTTTTCTTTTCTTTCTCTTCTTCTTCCTCCTCTTCCTCCTCAGACTCTTCTTCAGACTCCTCCTCTTCTTCCTCTTCCTCTTCTTTCTCCTCTTCTTTCTCCTCTTCTTTTTCTTCTTCCTCTTGCTCTTCTTCTTTTTCCTCTTCTGAATCATCAGAATCATCAGAATCATCAGAATCATCAGAATCATCACCACCGTCATCATCATCTCCACCACCATCGTCATCACTATCACCTCCACCATCGTCATCACTATCACCTCCACCATCATCATCACTATCACCGCCTCCATCATCGCTATCACCTCCGCCGTCATCTGAATCACCTCCTCCGTCGTCACCACCACCACCATCTGAATCTCCACCAGAGTCTCCACCAGAGTCTCCACCAGTATCACCACCGGTATCACCACCGGTATCACCACCGGAATCTCCACCGGAATCTCCACCACCAGAATCAGATCCACTATTGCTATTTGAAGTGGATGTTTGTGTTGTAGTTTGTGTAGTTTGTGCTGTTGAGCAAGCTGAGAGCGCGTACCACCAAGCATACGTTTGCTCCATCCAAGTTCTTAATGTACCGCTGTAAAAATCATTAGCAGTAAAAGTTTTTGTTCTATTATAAAAAGATACCGTAGTGTATCCTTCCATCTTTATAGAAACTGTTTTAATCTCTCCAGTGCATCGATCTGCAAATGCTTGTACTAATGTTTGAGAATATATACTTGAGGAAAATAATAATAATATTATTATTTTTTTCATTAATGATCAAATATCTTTTTTCTTATCATTCGTTTAACCACTTTAGCAACCGCAGTTTCTAAAGCTTTTTTAGTCGATGTTCCAATTGATGATTGGTTAAATTTTACATCTTCCAAATTTTCATTGTTGAGTAAAGTTAATTCTCTTGTCGTTGTAGCTTTACCTAAACCAGATCCCGTCATATATAATCCAGACTCTGAATCAACAAGCTTAACTTGCAAACCTAATCGTGTTACAAGTTTATTTTTAATACCATCTTTTAAATTAATAGTTTCATCTTCCGATATACTAAAATCGTATACCTCAATATAACAAAAGTATTTAGCCAATACTATTTTACCTATAGGGTTAATAACATTAGCAGTGAAACCTTTTTCGCTTGCTTTAAATTGCTTAATCATTCTATCTTTTATTTCGTCTCTTGTTTCTACAAATTCAAAACGAAACGTTTCATCTAAGAACGCTACAGTTATATTAGTTAAACCTAATCCAACTCTATAATCACCTAATTCAGGATACTGATTTAATATTTCCTCAGTAACACCAATGTTAAGCAAGGCTACAGATACAGGGTCGCCATTATATTCTGGTACACTCCATATAGATTCTCTTGATTCAAAGCTGCCGACATAATCTTCGGTGGTTGTTTTTCCAATTACTTGGCTATGAGCAGAAGCCACAGCCGATACAAATATCGCACATAGTATAAATTTTTTCATGTTACCAATCTATTTCTCTTTCTTCTTTCTTTGGTTTTTGTACAACTGTTTTAGTTATAACCAAAGTATCCTTTACAATACTTGGTGGTATTGTTATTGTTTGCTCCATTATTGGCGGTGGTGAATCATCTTCAGGACTAAATATAGCCTCCATATTAGCTATGATTAAAGCCGCCCCAGCAGTTATAATTAATCCTATTGCTGTTATTATTTGGTTCTTTAATTCTTTCATATTATTTCATTGAAAATGTTTGTCTACCTATAAAGCTATTTGTATTAGTATACAATTCAACTGTATAAGAACTTACGGGCAGTGAGTTAACGTATATGTTTAATATATTATCACCCTCTCTTCCGGTTATTATTTCTTGGTTTATTATTTTATTTGAAAAATCTAATATCTTAATTCTGTATTTACCATCTGATGGTAACTTTGTGTTTATTCTGACCTTGTCTTGCACTATATAACTTTCTAATTTAAGCCCTATAGTCTCTTGCATAAATAAAGATTCTGGTACTTCTTGTACAGGTCTTTCAATATATACAGTTTCTGAACAGCTTATAAATAATAATAGTATAAATAGTTTTTTCATTATTGTATTTTTAAAATTACTTTAGTTCCTTCTTCTGTTACAGCGTCTGTGGTTTGAAAATAAATTAAACCGGATGTATTAGTTATTGTTTGTTTAGGATTAAATATAATCTTATACGGTTTACCAGGTTTTATATTTTCTTGGTTCTCAACACTTAGACTACCAAAATATAATTTATTGTTTCGCTCTGTTGCAAAATTAGTTAATAAGTTGCCGGTATCAAATTGAACTTCTTCAAATTCTAATAAAGCATCGTCAAATTGAATTACAAATTGCATGCCCGCTAAATCTTCTTTTTCGAGCTCAACTACTAATTCAACTTTATCGTTAACTAAACTTGTGGAAATATCTAAATTTAAATTTTCAGATGAATTCTGAACAACACCTCTTGCGACACCACTGTTCTCGCTTTGTACTATTGGTTCAAATGAATGTGAAAAATCTACATCTCCAATAAGTCCATGACCAAAATCAAAAACCTTATTAGAATCAGTAGGAGTAAAATCTTTTCTTTGTCCAAAGTAATAATCATTTGTGGAATACCCATATTGATTTTTTTCGCCCCAAACATTTTTAGCTCCGTTTGTAGAGCTTGTAAACCATTCACTAACGTTTTCATTCATTATATGACTCAGCAAGATGTAAGAGTCATCAAAATCTACATTTCCGCTGTTATTAACTTCGCCTAATAAAAATTGTATACTATGTGTAAAAGTATTAGCTTGCCCACCTGGACTACTGCCAGCTTTAATAGCTTCTTTAAATACTAAAAAAACATCCGTAACAGTTACAACATCATCTAACCAATCGCTAGCAGCATCATTATCGACTGTTATATCAATAGTATATTTAACGTCGTTTTCTAAACCTGTAACTATAGCCTGTGAATTAGCGTCAAAATTACCACTCGCTACACTACTATTATTACTTAATATGTTATATTTATAATGCGTTGGTTTATCGTTTTCTGTTTTTAAATTTATAGTGACACTCCCGGCGTCACCACCTTCAACACCAGCTAAAGTAATTTTTTGTTGCATTGCATCAACATCATAGGCTGTGTTATTAGAATTGTCATGTGCCTTCATCCAGTTAAGATGCGTTACATTATTATAATTACTGTAATTTGTATTTATTTTATCTTTAATTTTAAAATCAACTTCAACTAATGTATTGTTATATGTAATTCCAACACCGTCTTGGATGGTTATTCTTTCAACAGACCAGTCATTATCCGTAGGATAAGAATTGGTGTCTCCTTGTACTTGTGTTCGGTTTTGCCAACCATGTAAATATTGCGCAGAAAGATTATCTTCATCGTAAGTACTTAAAATTTTAAACTTAAAACCATCCCAATGCGTTAATGAGGTTTGTGCGTTCGTGTTAGCTTCGTTATCCGCAACTTTAAACCGATGTGTAATTTTTTGTAACAATTTATTATTGTACTCGTAATCAAACATATACAAGTTAGGATCAGCATTATTCGTTACCTGTATTGTATTGAACTTTATTGTTATAGTATCCCCTACTTTAAAATCCTCAGCGTTAGTATAACTGTGATCAAGTTTTAAATCTTGCGCTAAACAGAATAATGGTAATAATAAAAACAATAGTTTTTTCATAGTTTTAATTTCTTAATAATGTTTTCTGAAAGTTTTTTTAATGCAACGCTCACACTGTTTTGTGTGAACTGTCCTTGCTCATTTAATAGAATTAAAGAAGTTGTAATGTCTTTTGCTGTGCCTTTTACTTTTACTTTTTTCTTTTTGTATTTTGCTAATGCAATAATTTCTGTTTGACTTGACGATTTGCTATACAACGCAATATTTGATTGTGTTCTTTTTACGTCAAAATAAAGTAATTCAACAGTCAAAGCATCAACAGCCTTGTCATTTAAATTATAATCCAAGTCTTGAACTAATTCTTCTAAAATGTTTTTTAACCCAAAACCAACATCCCTGTTGTTAACCAACGGACCTGTTTGAATTGAGTTTTTTATATTGTCTATTTTAATATCTTGTGCAGATATCACAATGCAAAATAGCAAACTACTTATTGTCTTTATTCCTTTTACGTACTTCATACCATCTTTGAACTGTGAATCCTATTGAAACCAATAGTAAAACTATCTTAAGTATATCTTCAACTGAAGTCATTGATAGTGTAAATGCCGATGTATTTAACATCAATACTTTTAAATCTTGAGTATTCATTATTTTTTTCTTTTAACTGATTTGACCCTTCTTGGTTTTCCTTTTGGTTGTCCTAAGCTTTTCTTTTCTCTGATTTTTTTAGCCTTTTCGGATGAAGACATTTCGCTGGATGTTTTTGGTGTTTTGCTTGATACTCTTTTGCTTGGTCTGCAGTAAGGTACGCCTCTGCCATCGCCTTTTTTACGGCCACAAGCTTTACCGGTTCTTACATCAACCCACTTTTCTTTAAACCAGCGCTTTAGCGAAGCACCCTTCTTTGTTTTTCTTACAGCCATTACTTTTTACTTTTATTTCCCCAATTGCTAGCGCCTTTTTTTCTACACTTTGCTATAGCTCCACTTGCGTAAGCGGAGGGAAATACTTTGTACCTTGCTTTAACTTTTTTGTAACACGCATCTTTTGGCATAATTATTTATTTTTTAAGTTTTTTTATTTCTTCTCTTATAAAAGCATTCTTTTCTTTAGTAGATAGCCCTAAATATTTTTTATATTCTTTTTGGTTTTCTTTGCTTAATTTAACTAAAATTTCAGTTTTTAATCTTTTATTTTCTTTTCTTGTTTCAGCTGCTTTAACTTTACTCTCTTCTTTTCTTTTCTTTTTAGCGGTAGTCTTGATTAATTCGTGCTCTTCATTCTTAGCATTTACATCCCAAGTTCTCCAGCCTAAACCTAAAGCTAATCTTTGGTAAGCAGTATTCCTATCATCTAATGCTTCTGTAATACCCCTAATTTCTGCAACAGCTCTATCGAGCGGAATATTTAAGCCAGCTGATAATAAATTACCAATAATTTCATAAGCGGGGCTATCAAGAGCGGCCCCTCTTGCGCTAATAACATCTTTATCAAAATTCTTAGTTTGTATTGCTCCATAAACTTTTCTAAGCTTTGAACCTATTGGAGGGGACACATTAGCTAATTGTAAAAGGGTGTACGTATGATCCGCCATAAATGAGCCTTTCTTTTCTTGTCTATAATATTCATTAATAGTATTTTTTAATGTTGATACTACGGCGCCAGCTAATCCACTACCCCTCAATATAGTGTCAACCATACTATTCAAAATTCTTTCTTGTTTTGTATTTATAACTTTTTGGAATTTTTCTTCGTCTTCATCGTCTGGATCAAACTCAGGTAATAAAGCAAACAATGCATTTTGTAATGTAGAGAATATTAAATTCTGCACAAATCCATAGTAAATTATTTTGCTAACGTTTGTTTTAGGATCACCTCTTCTATTAATTAAATCTTGTGCAGCTTTTTTCATTAATCTAGTGTACTGCATGGGTGTGTTTTGGAATGCTAATATTAATCTACCAAGATGACTTGATTGTTGCTTAGATATTAGCATAGGGTCCCCAGACTGCTGTGTCTCGTCTGATATTGCACTAAAGTCTTCAAACGCTTTTGCTTCAGCGTCCGCTTTTGACATACCCTGTTTAATATAAGTGTTTGTTCTATTTATTAAGAATGTAGCGCCCCCAGTTGCAATAGCCATACTATCCGCTATTTGTGTTGGTGTAAAACCAATTTTTAATAAATAAGAAACCGCCGCGCTGTATTTATCTTTAGCATTCTTAGCTTGGTTAGCTATCTCTTGCTCTTGAACATCAGATTTTAAACCTCCTCTTCTTTGCTTTAATTTATCAGAGTTAAATATTTTTGCCCATGCTTTCCAGTAGGCTGGTTGATTTGCAAATGCTTTTGCAGCCATTAATGGATTATTATCAGACCAATTTACAAAGTTAGTAAACGACAACATCTGTAATAAGGCTGATCTTCTGTTAAAGAACATTATAGTACCAACAGAATTATTAACCCAATCAAGCCAAGCCCCAGTTAATCTATCAGGATTGCCAGGTCTATTGCTTCCGCTTTTCATTCTTCTTACAATATCCTCAAGCGCTTCTCTATGTCTTGAGCCATACAGCGCTTCAACTTTATTTAAATTATCAGGGCTAAAAATTTGATCCACATTCGTTATAAATTCTTCAAGATAGTCTTTTCTACTAACGTTTTCTGAAAGCTCATTAAGATCTTTTAAAACACTTCCTACATCCCAAAACTCAGATGGCTCAACCCAAGCATCTTTTTGAGATATTGTTTGCAATGTGTCTGCAAATCCTTTAAGATCTGGAGAATTATTTACAGCTGAAAGTAAAGAATTTAAATCTCTTTTAGATATACCAGGAACCTCAAACCCAGATTTATTATATAAGTAAACCCTTATGGCCTGATCGTTTGTAAACCCAGTCTCTGCAATTTCTTTATTTAATATTTTTTTAACATTTGGAAATGATTTAAGTAAACCCCTGTAATCATTTTTTAAAGCTTGCCTTTGAGATTCCATAGCTGATATACCTTTTAAATAAGGCTTAACTAAATTATCTTCAAAAAACTTTTGATCAGCTTCTCCTTGCTTTCCTTTACCAGCAAAAGTGTATTGTGTTAATCCTCTAAAATCCTCAGCGGTAGAAGGTAAAAAGAATTTATATCTGCCCTTGTTAACGCCTTTTTTTCTTGCTACAACCTTAGAATATACAGCTTCTGGTTTAACACCCTTTTGTCTAGCTATCATTTCATTTAAACCTTTACTTAAATCAGGCGCAATAGAAGATTTTACAACTGATTCTTTTTTAGGCTTAGCAGCTAATTTTTTTTGTGCTCTAACTTTAATCTTAATAGCCTCTTCTCTTTCGGCAATTAATTCAATAGCAAGTTTTCCGTCGTGAGTATAAACATCTCTAAGTTGATTTTCTGTTAAGAGCATCATTCTTAAATCTTTAAAAGGATTGTTTTTACCAAAAATATCTATTACATCTAATAAATCTCTATTCTCTAACCATTGATCGTGAAATTCAAGAATATCATCTATTGCATTACTTGTTTTTGCTTCATTACTTTCTACAAAAGCAAGCTCGGCTATTTCAAACATAGTTCCAGCGTTGTCAGCTAAATGTTCGCCTTTTTGATTACCTTGCGGGCCATCTTTAAATGTTATATATTTAAAACCAGTGAGAGATCGCAGTCCTTTAGTGGCGTTAGTCTGTGCCTGTAACATGTATATCAAAGACTCCGGCTTTATTTTTTTTGTTTTAACAGCATCAACAAGTTTACTTATTATATGCTTCGCTAATATTTTATTATGTAAATTAGCAGCGTCAATTTCACCAATTAATTTTTCGTATTTTTTTAATTTTTCTTCAGCCTTAGTGTTTGATTCTAAAATTCTAGCAACTTTTGCCATTATACCAAACTTAGAATTTATGGGGCTTACAAGTGATAAATCTAAATTGCTTGGCAAGTCTAAACTTTTTGGTTGATTTTTTTTAGTTTTATTAAGAAAATCAAAATAATCACCCTTAGCCCCCGGTATTATATTTCCTTTTTCATCTTTTTTTGTTTCGGCAGAGTCTAATAATCTATTAAAAAATCCAAGTCCATCAAAATTAATTACATCGGTAACATCAGAACCCAATAAGTTAGCAACGGTGCGCATATCTTTTGCAAAATCATCTAATAAATTTTTGTCACTTTTTTTAGTTAATGCACCTGTAACTTTATTTTTAATGTTGTTTGGAATTTTTGATGAAAATTTTATTGATTGTAAAAAAGCTAATATTTTAAAATCCTGTATTAAACCTTTATCAAAAACTTGCCTAACATATTGGGCAGCTTCTTTATCTATAGCTCGACCATCGGGATAGTCTATTAAAGAATTACCCTTACTATCTATAATTTCTTCAACCCCGTGTTTTTGTGCTTGCTTAAATAAATACTTTGTTCCCTCTATAAATTTTGGCCCAATAGATCTTTTAACCGTGCCTCTTTCAATATCTTTTTGAATTACCTCCACATAATTATCCGCTAAAGTAACACTCAATGCTTTTTGATTTTTTTCAAACGCTTTCGTCAATTCACTATTTGGGTCGTTTAATTTTTCATCAAATATTTCAAAAGCAATTTCTTCGCCCATCATTTTAGACCAAGATTCTTTTCGGCCAGCTTTTAGTTTTTTACCATCAGGAAGCAAATAAGACATAAATTGCTCATTAGATACTTTTTCATTTACGTTGGGCATTCTTCTTATAAATTGATTTCCAGAAGTATTGCCAGCCGCATCAGTAGATGTTTTAACTCTATCAATTTTTTTACCTTGCCAATTACTAACATAATTTGGTTTAAATACTTTTCCAATAATTTTTCCGGTTGTTGGGTCTTTTATGTTTTGATCTGTAAACACACCACCCACAGATTTTTGAATTGCAAAGGGCATTGACGTGGCAAGCCAAGTAGTAGGCGCGTTTTCTAGCGTAGCTTTTTTAGATTTTAAAAAGTTTTTCTTAAGACCCGTAGCCATTGTGCCAGATGCTTGCTTTATATCAATATCTGCTTGTTTACCCATTTCTTTTTTAATTTCAGATATAACAGGTTTAACACTTTTATTTATAGTTGTTTTACTATCAAATTTAGACTTTAATACTTTTACTGTTTGAATTAATTTATTCTCAATACTAGTTACAACACTTGGCGAAAAGATTTTGCTATCTTTTATTTTTTTAAACTCAACAACCTTTGGTTGAACACTAGGTGTGCCCTCATCTTTAAGTGTTGTTTTAAAATCTTCTATCTGAGCCGCTGTAGTTTTTGCAAAATACTTTCTTTGATCTGGTGGTAATTTGTAGTCTGCAACTTGTATTTTTTGCAATGCAAATCCAACCCTTTGATTTAAAAAGCCCGATAATTTACTTTGATCGTTTTGTGGTTTATAAACATTTTTAGAAATATCTTGTAATGTTCTTGCAACAATATCGGATGCTAATTCTTCTCTAGTGTCTTGATCCGCTGTCAATTTATTAGCCTGGACTGCTGCCATACCCATAAGGCCTTCCGCAACAGTGTTTTGTCCTTTTCTTGATAAAAACTCTTCAGTTGTTTTTATTTCATTAAGAGCGGCCATATTTCTTTTTCTGTCTACTTCAGATAAAGATATAGAAGATTTTACAGTTTTTATTTCTTCATCTTCTTCTGCACCTGTAGTTTCTTGTGCGATAGCTTTTTGTTGCCAACTGGTTACAAAGTTATAAGCATCACTGGCTGTTTCAACGCCAAAGAAAGATGCATTATCCCCATTAAATTTTTTTAATAATAAATTAATAAATGTTTTTGCATTATGTATTTCAGCAAAAGAACTTCTTGGCAATATATTTAAAAATTGAAAATCTCCAACTAATTGCAACAATTCATCTGCATCGACTTCCCCATCGTTTAATTCTTTATATCGCTGCATTCTATCTTCAAAAATTTTATAATTTTCTTTAGATAGTTTACCAGCGGCTAAACGATTTTTAACGTCAGACATGATATTTTCAACTAACTTAGATCCTTCTTTAGCCAATTTGTTATCTTTAATAATACCAGCTTTTCTAGTTTGTATATGTCCAACCTCATGAAGCACTGAAACAGAGGCTATTTTAGCCTCAACCCCGGACACTGCTTGAAAAACTAAATCGGCGTTAGTATTAAACACAACAACTTTGTTATTAATATTTATAGCAGAAGCGTTATTAAAAGCATCTTTTACATTTTTTTCTTGTTTTGGCGAAAAATTACTTTCTTTAATAAAAGCCTCTAGATTTTGTGGATCATTTATTTCAATTAAATCAATGCCTTTCATGTTCCTAACTAAAGATTTAGCATTTTCAAATCTAGTTTTGTTTATTATAGATTCAACTTTATTGGGAGCATCTTTAAACATTTTTTCAAAAGCGTCTTGCTCTTTGTTTAGTATTTTTTGATTAGCATCAAATAAAGTTTGGGCTTCTTTTTGAATGTCCTCAGATCTAGATTTAGTATAGTCATCTATATTTAAATCACCCCCTAATTCTTTCCCCTCAGCTATTAATTCTCTTATTCTTGCGCCATTGTTAAAAACAGTTTCAATATCTTTAGCCTCCATTCTTTCTACTTTTAACACTATATCAGTATTCAAAGCGGCGGCTCCAGCTATTATTTGCTGTTTCTTATTCCAAAGATCTTTGTAAGGTTTTGTTCTTTTATCAAGGCCTTGCATAGCTTTTTCAACTGACAAAAGTTCATCTCTAAACCTACCCTCTTCTTTTGCTTCGCTTCTTAGTTTAACTTCATTTGCAAATGCCGAGTATAAATTTTGACTAAAGCTAGGCCCTGAAATTGCTAAAGATGTAGCTAGAGTGCTTTTAACAAATTCTTTGTCAATACCTTCTATTAAGCTTTTGTTTTGGTTAAGTAAAACTATATCGCTAAAATTATGTCCAACCTGAGTTATTGGGCCCTCTTCTATAAGCTCAATACCAGCACCAATCCCTACACCCTTTGTAGCACCAAGCCCTTTGCTAACAACTCTTGCTACAGAAGGACTAACAAATCTTTCAAACTTTGTTCTTCCTATGGCTTTAGAATATTTATTAAAGTCATTAACAAATTTTAATGTACCAAATCTTTCTGCAAGCGATGCTATACCTCCGTAAGCTACACTGTTTAAGGATTTTTGCCATTGAGAAAGATTCTTCAAGTTTTTTTGATCTTCTATTTGTTTTAAAATTTCATTCTTTTGTGTTGATCCTTTCGCTGTCTTAAGTTCATTTTCTAAGCTAGCTATAATTTTAGGAGCGTCTCTTTGTGCAATTTCTAAAGCAGACATTTGCCCACCAGCTTCCATAGTAAAAAAAGCGCCCGTTGCTAAGTTGGTTGCTTGCTTTACTGCTGTAGCCCTAGCTATTCCAGAAGCTCCAGCTGTTGCTAAACCAGTATAACCCATAGTTCCAAAGGCTGTTAAAATAGAAGGCGAATTATCCATTAGCATTTCACCCCAATAATCACTTCCTTTTCCTTCACCTGTTTTTAATCTTTCAGGCAATGTATTTTTTCTTATATTTCCTAACCTTTGGTTGTAATCTACAGCCGCTGTTTTTGCACCTATTAAATCCCTATACCATTTAGTGTTAGTAGCATGCTCTTGAAAAGCTTCCTTAGAATAACCTTCTTTCATTGTAAAAAATAATCCTATATCTCCTACACCTTTTAGTATAGAGCCACCTAACATAGCGGGCGCACCTAAAAAAGCTTCTTCCATAGCTAAACCAAACCTATCGCCTAGTTCATAAGATTTGGATAGAGCAGTAGACATAGTATTTAAATCTCCGAGTTCGGTAGATTTATCGTTTAACAATTGAAGTCTTTCATTAATAGCCGCTCTTTGACCATTAAGATTTTCCCATCTTTTATTTAATTCGCTATATATATCTTTTGATTCAAAATCTTTAATTTCTTGATTTAAAGCTGCTCTGGTTTGGATTTCTTTTACGGTAGGGTTGTCGCTTATTGAAAAGTTTTTAATTTTATTTTCAAGTAGCTCTCTTTCTTTATTGTAATTTTTAATGTCGCTATCTAATACGTTTTTTGTTTCTGTAAAAACGTTGTAGTCTTTTTTAAAAACATTGTACTGATTAGTTAAATCTTTTTCTTCTGATTTTAAATTTCTACCCTGTAGCGTTTCTCTTTTTATTATATTTCTTTGCTTAGGATCAAAGTCTCTTAAAAATACTTCAGACTTTTTTCTTTTAGCTTCTGAAACAACTTGATTTTTTGTTTCTTCAGAAACTTTAGTTAAATCAAAATAAGCATCAATATTATCTTCATTTAAAGTTACGCCGTCAGCTTTAGCGGCAGCAACCATTCCTTTCCATCTATTTGCTTTTTCTTCACTTCCAAAAGCAAGTTTTAAATCTGTATCATAATCGTTTTTGAATTCAGCTTTGCCGCTTCTCATCGGTTTGCCTCTCCAGCTTAATTCATTCCCCTGAGCATCTTTTTTTACAGGAAAGTATTGCTCCCTTCCTTCTTTAATCTTACCTTCAGCATCCGTGTAGCTTAGCTGTGGCTGCAGTGAACCCCCTATATTTTTTAAGTTAAATTCTTTTAAAGCAATATTAGTTTTTTCAGATTCTGCAGTTGTATTTTCAGGTATAGCCTTAAAGTCTTCTGCGCCTTTTAAAGCTTTTTTAACTTGCTTAGACGCTTCACCAGTAACCACCACCTCTTCTAATTCTTGAGTTTCAGTTGTTTCCGATGCTAAAATTTGCGCTTCAACTTTCTTTAATTGTCTTCTGAGCAATATAGCTTCTTGAGAATTATCGATAGGGTTTAGCGCACCCACTTGGTTTTGTAATTCCAGTAATTGATCTTTTAATTTTGGATCAGTCATAAAATTTTATTTGAATGGCGCAGATGTCCCAACTGCCATGCTATTTAATGCTTGAGCATCTTTAACTAATGATTTATCATCTTTCTTTAAACTTTCATCTTTCAAAGGGAATCCTCCCGCTGGATTTTTTATACCCGGCCCATAAGCTCCAAATTCTTCGTACCATATGTAAGCTCCCATATTTCTGGTATCAATATAAGGAAGGGTGCCGTCTATAGGTATACTTCCCGTAGTATTTGGATTTTGCTGAGCTTGATAGTCACTCATACCTTTTGCGTGAACATTTTTTAAATGTCCAACTATATTATTTGCAACCCCGTATTTCTCATGCTCTTCTGGTAATTCGTCTCCCACCTTATAACTTGTGCCATATTTCAAATTAATAGCATCAATTTCCTCTTTTTCATCAATAATTAAATCTTGATCTCCAAGTAATTTGTCAGTTTTTAAAGATTCTATTGCATCTTTGTCTAGGCTTTTCATTAAACTTTGAGTTGTTGCATTTAATGTATCTGGACCCAGCGGTTTATTTTGAAAACCATCTTTAAAAAAATTTTCAGATAATTCAGTAATAGCTTTTTGCTGATCGTAAGCTTTTAATTTAAAATCATTAGCCTCTTTATTTGTTAACACACTTCCGTCTGGTAATTGGTAAGCTATTTCTCCATCTTGTATTATAGGGGTGTAATCTTTCTCAACATGCAACTTATTAAGTTGCTCCATTCTGTAAGGATCCATCGAAGCGCTTATATCTGGAATGCTGTTTGCAAAATCCTCAGAAATTTGAGCGCGTTGTGTTAATGTTTCATTTGCTGTAACTGCTGTTTGTTTTAATCTAGCTATTTCACCTTGCAGTTTAATTCTAGTTTCTTGGTCAGCACCTTCCATTTGACTAGTTTTATCAGCAATTTGATTTTTAACATCACCAAAATAGTTTAACAAAGGACCCTGATCTTGTTTACCAACTTTACCAAGGGCTGGATGAAAGTCTAATGCTTCTTCCATTTTTGCTTTTTGCTGCTCAACTATTGCCGCCCGTGCATTTAAAGCTTTTTCAATACCACTAAAATCTAAATTAAAATTTGACTTTTGATAACCTCCAGACCTGGCTGATGTATATGCTCCTTTTATTAATTGAGCGTTTATTGATTGTGATTGTGATTTTTTTGTTGCCATATTACTAATGTTGTTTACTCGGGAATCAGGTTTTTAAGCATAGATTGACCACTATCCGTGGCTGAATAAGCGGCTGCACCGCCACCAGCCATTTCGCCAAGCCCACCAACTAAATCAGATTTTGCAGCGGCTCTAGCTTCGTTTGCAGCAGTTAATCTTGATTGTGCCATACCCAACTGCGTACTTACTTTGTCAGCTTCCATTTGTCTTGATTTCTCTTCGCCTTTTGCCACAGCTATTTGTCTTTGATTTTCACCTTGAGCAGCCATGATCTGATTTTTAGATTCTTGCTGAGCAATACTAGCAGATGCTTGTTGTGTTTGTTGTGCTTGACTGTTTGCCATTGATTGCGCTAATGCAGCAATTCCGCTACCCCCAGCGGCAGCAGCTAAACCACTCATTATATTAGCTGAATTTTGCGAAGTTTGTTGTGCTGCAAAATCAGCAGCTTGAGTATTTACCGTTAAATTTTGGTAAGGGTTTGTTATGTTAGCATAAGGATTTGAAGTATCTAATTGGTTGTATTTTTCTTTCATTTGGCCGAGCTCTGCTTTCGCTCTTCTTTGTTCTCTTCTTCTTGCACCTCCGCCAAATAATGAGCCTATGGCTTTAACCGCCCCGCCGACCGCTTGGCCAGCGCCTTTTACTGCTGCTGCTGCTAATGTTGGATCCATATTATATTGTTTTTGTTATATTTATAATTACACGTTAACTACTTATACTAATTTCAGAACCAACAGAGTAAAGCTCTTTTGGTGTAGTTGAATTGTTTTTCATTTTTACGGTAGCATAATAACCTAAAACGCCAGAAGTATTAAATTTAGCATTTTTAGCGAAGAACATGTACGCGTTACTTTGTGGAACACCATTCCCATTTACTACTGTTACTGTTTTATTTATTTTATCTATTGCGGTTATACTGCCTAAATCTTGTTTCACACTGGAGGAATCTACATAGTAAAGCTTGTCGTTTAATTGTATTTCTTTATTTAATTCAAAATTAAAACTAAGTATTCTGTTAGAACCAGATAGTGTTTGTGAAGTTAAATAACCTATCCCTTGTACGTTAAAGGCTTTTGTATCTATAGTATTTTCGTTTTCTTCAATACCCGATATGTAATTAAAGTATTTGCCTTCTTTTTCAATAAACGTTGATATTTGACCATCTTGTTTGTTTGTTATTATAGAATCACAATACCAGCCTGCATCTCCTTCGTAATTTAATGTTCTAAAGTTTTTAACATTAGCAGGTGCTTCGTTTAATAAGAAAGTAACTTCCGAATCAGTTTTAGTTCCATAAAAAGTATTTGTAGCACCGTTATGATGCTCATATAAATGCCCTTGATTAAAAGTATAATACTTATTATTTAAACTTAAACCACCTTCTGGTATAAAGCTTTTTCTGCTTACCCATCCGTTTATACTTTCTGAAAACGAAAGTGTTGCGTTCACAGATGTGGGCAAACTTAAATTATATTGACTTTTTGTAGAATCATAAGTACCATGTATATCTCCGGTTTGTGCAGAAAGATTATCTCTAAAGTAATCTTTCATTCCGTAGTTTGAAACTTCAGTTATACCGTCTGCTGATAGTCTCAATACACAGCCTCTAGCCTTATCTACAAAGTAAGATCTATAAGTAAACTCTACAAAACTTTCAGGGTTCTTAGAGATGCCGTATGAGCCAAATGTAGCTGGTATAATAGCTTGACCGAGTACTCTATTGCTTGCAATTAATTGAGGATTGCCATCTGCATTGAATATAGCGTCTTTATTAGCTAAAATTTTAATAATTTTATCCTCGCAAAAAGCTAATAAATCAGTGTCCCTGCCGTATAACTTTTGTATGCTGCCATATTCAGGATTTAAGTCTTTAGTTATTTTATCTGCTATTATAAACTGATTTAATCTGTTTATAGATGTTTTTCCATTATATATTTGAGAATATATTAAGCCGTTTTTAACATTTTCCTCTTGATAGTTGTCTTCAAATACAGTAGAAACGCGAACGCCTTTGCCAAGTGCGGGCGAATTGTAATCGTCTCTTATTACAAAAGATTCAACCCCGTTTTTAAAACTATAGCAGTTATGATATTCTAAAGTATTGGCATTGCCGTAATTAGAAGCGTCAAATATTTCTTGAGTTTCATAATATAAATCAATGTCTACGTCATCTTTAGGCTCTACCTCAAATATTGGCGGATTAATTATATTAATGCTTTTTCCGGCGTCAAAATCATAAACAGTAGCATAGGTGTAGCCCCTACCACTAGGATCACTTGATTCACTTTTAAAAGTTATATCGTAATCTAAAGGCTCTGTCAACTTTATAAAAAACAATTTAGCTGCTTGACTTCCTGTCCAATTGCTTTTAAATATCTTTTCAATTTTATAATATTTTGGGTCAAACCATCTGCCTACGCTAGAGTTTAAACGATTATAACCGCTAAATCTTATATAATTACCTTCTTTTAACCCTTCAATAAAAGGAATTGTGCCATAATTACTAAGACCGTGTTGCCATTCTTTTTCTGATTCTAAAGCAAAATGATAACCCTCCGATAATACTGGTTGAGGAGAAAACGTATTAAATGTGTCATTCCACCCTCCTAAAAATGGGGATAATGCTTGACCGGATGTTGTTGAGGAGTCATAACCTGCTTTACCGCCATATCTTGTGTGTAGTTGTCTATGATGATTAGCTCCTCCTCCGTCGTCTTTACCATCAAAACTTATAGTACCAATAGCATGCAAATTATCCGTATTAGTAGTATCAACCAATTCATTTAATAAATTATTTTGTGCTTGCAATTTTATAAAAAACTTTCCGTCAAATTCAGCTTTACCAGATTCATCTTTAAAATCAACAGTCTCTATACTAACACCTGTTTTTATAGAAGGGTCATATAAAGGATCAGATGCATATTCACTGTTATCGTAAAGCACTAAAACATCATCGCCAAATTCTTCCTCAAATGTCACTTCTACATCATCATGGCCACTTGTTCCAGATTGCACTGTTTCAACAGTATAAACTTTTGTTTTAGCGTCACCCGCGGTAAAGCGTAGCTTTTTACCGGGTATTATTTGATCCATTGCTTGACTAGAAACGCCAGTTTCGTTATTACCATAAGTAGCATCAGCATTACCAATTTGGGTATCACCGATGTTATGCATGCTTCTTATAATAACTGTGTTGTGATTCGATACAGGTGTTGCGCCCGGCTCCATAAACCAAGCCCTACCGCCCACATACGTGTTTGACAAAGATGTTTGCCCATTGTACAGGTCTTTTTCGGCTTGTGTTGTTGGGGCTAAGTTAAATCCTGGGCTGTCTAAATCAAATTGTCTACCAAAATGAAAGTACGTAGGAGTATAAACAGGTCTTAAGGGATATGCTAAAAACTTAGGAACTGTTGTTAATTTATCTAATACTTTAAACTTAGTTTCGTCCTCACTTATATTATTTCCTGCTTTTTTCTTTAATAAAAGAATGTCATCTTCTTTAACTTTGTTTATTTCAGATGAAGGAAATGATATGTAAACCGCTCCTTCGTCGTCTTGATAAAAACTATCAACACATAAATTGTATGTTGTAGAGGAAATTTCTTTAACAAAATATTTATAATTAGTAAAACCGCTTGGCAAACTGCCAGTTAGTTTTATTTCAAATTGAGTATTGTTTTTGGCTTGGCTAAAAGGAACATTCACGATTCCTGATTTATCTGTAAGAACCGGCGTTTGTCTGCCGTAAGCGTCCATATATACTACTCCAATCTGATAAGTTCTATTAGACTTTAAAGATAATAATTGAGTATTACTTGAATTATATCTGTTTTTTATTTTAATATTAAAAATAGGGTTTGCAGTTGGTAAATTAAATTGATGCGTGTAATTAGCATATATAATTCTATTAGCAGATATTTCTTGAGATTTTGCTTTTTTAGGTACACTATCAAATAATCTTAACAATTGATTTGCCTCAACTGTTTTAAATATTTGTTCATTTTTAATTTCAAAAGTTGTGGGCAACGAACCGCCCTTGAGTGTTTCTACTATGTATACATTCGCACTTACAGAATCTTTATATAATACATCAATTTCTGTAACATCTGAACTTATATTATGATTTAAATTAGCAACAGTAAGACTTCTTACGTTGTTAGTCATTGCTAAATTATAACCATTTTTTGAATCGTATTCAAAATTATCGCCTAATTTAGTTGGGTCTGGCAAAAATGCTGCTTTTGAAAATGGTGCAAGGCAACTGTATTGCCCGTTTGTGTATTTGTATCTGTATGAAAATAAAGGAAATTTTAGTTCAAACAAAGGATCGTCCTCCTCTAATAATGCTGTGAATTGTACGGTAGAACCCGGTACAGTTTCACTTATTGTTAAAATTTCAGCATTTGAAAAAGTTGTTGCGCTAGAAGTATAGTTGTCCGGCAACAATATTCTTGCTTCAATTTTTATAATATTTCCAGATGCTGTTTCTGTAAAATCGTGCTTTAATACGATTATTTCTCCTGCAGCGTAGTTTGGGGCCGCTGAAAAAGTACCCGATATAAGAAACCCAGAATCTCTAGAATCCTCAAGAATAGCACCTGAACTTGTTTTAGATAAATCTAAATTAATAGTTATAGCGTTACCTCCAATTGTTCCTGCGCCGCCTTTTGTAGAGCTGCTCATAATTAAAGCAGGAGCTTGCAAAGGAGATTTTTTAATTACTGTAATTCTTTCTTCTGATAAACCCGTTGTCCCTGTATTAAAATCAGTAGTTTGTGTTTTCCAGTATGCTACGTCAATTTGCTTAGGCTCATTTAAATCATCAGTAAAATATAACGTTCCGTCTAATATATTTATACCTGTAATTAAATTTGAACTATTGAAGTTTAATACAGACCCTGTATCAACAATAACAGCTGACACTGATCCTGAGGCTTGGTTATATTCTGCTATAATATCTTTAGACGCGGAAGTTATTAGCCAATATATTCTATTGTTTTCCGTGTCCGCCACACTACCAATACATACCGCTGAATCTAAATTTATAGAATCTATAATAGCATTACCCTTAATGTTTTTTAATGCGCCTACGTCACTATTACTTGAGTAATCGACGTCCACGTTTAATGCATCTCTATATTCACCATTAGGAACTAATCTTTCATCAAGGTCTTTATTCATTTTGCCCTTGAGGAAAGCGTTTTTAATTTCAGGCATATTCTAGTGTTTTATCTGTTTGGATTTACCTCTTAAAGCTTGTGAGAGTTCACTAAGTTTAATGTTTGATAACCTTAATTTTGCTTTTCTGACTGAAGCAAATTTATCTTTTCTGTATCTCATTACTAGATACTCGGGGGTGTTTATTTTAGTTTCTAAAATATAATATGCTATACATTTATACATTGCTTCTTCAGCTAGTTTATGTATTTTCATTTCAGCATCAGTGGCTAAGCCATCTGTTATGTATTTTAAAGTTACAGTTTTATCTGTTAAGTTGCCAGAAAAGTGTATTCTTGATTTTATAGGATCAATATAAAAAGATCCATTTGAATTCATATTTTCAGGGCTAGATCCATATCTTTTACCGTCTAATGTTTCTGTTAAATAAAAATCATTAACAGCATCAGATCCTGTATTTTGGCCTTTAAACTTTTTCCATGTTTCAGATTCATTCGCTTTTAATAAGTTACCATCCGAATCAAATGTAAAGTTGTATTGGTCATCCTGTATAATAGCCTCTGGATTACTTGTTTGTGATGCGGGAATTAAAACATGCTCCGCACCATTCACATCAACCCAACTTACTTTCACATAATTCACGTAATCTTGTGGTAACGCCATTACTAATGTAGGTGGTATGTCTATTTCTCTAGATTTTTCAGATTTTAGGGTATCGTAGCTAAGCTCTTGCAATGCTCTTTGCGCATAGAAAGCTACATTAGTTCTTTTAATTTTAGCTATAATTTTATCTTCACCAACATAAGACAACATAAAGTTGTTTATAATGTCTTTTAGCGTTATAAATTGATAGCCTCCGAAATCTCCGCCTTCGTGATATTGTTGTTGTGTTTGATTAAGTAGCCCCATTTATTATGATTTTTCTTGTTGAGTGTTCTTTACGTCTTCGCCGCTAGCAATACCATATAAAGAATTATCTTTAAGTATTATACCAGCTAAACCTAATATTTTAATTATAAGCTCGGTTTCTTCAGAGGGATGCAATTCGAAGTTAATTGAATTGCTAGCATCGTAAGTTCCTGTTACAGAATTATAAGCCCAAGATACAACTGCAGGTTGTTTTATGTAGTTGCAAGTAACACCTGATGTTTTTTGTTCTACATTGCCGCTTGCGTCTTTGCCGTAAATTTTAACTCCACTTTCATCTTTAATGAAAATAGGAAAATCGTTTGTTGGTTGATTTAAAGGAGTGGATTTTATATATATCCAATCTTTTTGTTTAACTTGTGATGCTTCAGCGTTATTAAATATAACACTGCCTAGTCTATATAGATCGCTAGGTAAAGTTATTCCGCCAGTTATGGCTTGTGAAGTTTTTTCAAATAAACTTATTTTTTCATTCAATATGTCTACCATATCAGAATATTCTGTACTGTTGCCAGGAAGTCTACCGAATTGATTTATATCATAAAAATATTGCTCAAATATGTCTAATTGAGCTTGATTTGCAAGATAATTAAATTCCTGAGGCGTTATATAACCTCGTTGTTCTTTGTTAGTCACAGCTAACACTGCTTGGTATACAGTATTTATGTTTACACTCATTTTATTTTTATTATAGGTTAAAGGCCCACAATAGTAGGCCCTTACCTACAATTGCTTACTTTAATTTCTTTTCAATAGTTTGATACACTTCAATACCTTCATCGGTTTTAAAGTACGACGCTAAAGCTGAATATGGATTTTCGTCAAATGGAACTGTTATAAGTTTCCTGTCATTCGATGCCCATTTAAATGTTCTTTGATCACTTGAAAGTTTAACAATACCCATTTCAACTGATTTTATTCCAACATTTCTAATTTGTATATTTTCATCCTTAACTAATTCTAAGAATAACTCTGGATTTCTCCTAGCAAATAATAACAAATCTCTTTTAAGCTCCTTAGAAGTCATGGTAGATACCTTATTTCCTAACTCTGTTCTAAGTATTGCTTCTGTTTGATCAATATCAATTTGTTGAGCTAAATTTAAAGCTTCTATTTCAGTTTCAAGATAGCTAATATCATCTTCCGCTATTTGAACCGGATTAAATTCCGAAAATGTTGTGCCATTTTCAGGGTGATATTGTGAAAGAAACTTTTGTAAAGTTACTTTTTCTTTTGGTACAAAAAGCCTTCCATCTCTAAATATAATGTGACTTAATCTTTCTGGACCTTTCATTTCATCTAAAAATACTGTTTTTTGATTTTCGCAGTATTTAATCTCTCTTTCATACCCTAGTTTTTCGTCAAACCAAAGCACTCCTCTGCTTTTTAATATGAATACGATAGGTGTTTTCTGAGAGTTAAGCTCATAAATTCTATCTTTTATTTCCCATTTAGGGGCTTTAGAAGTTAATACTTCTTTTACTTGCGGTTCTGCTACCGCTACTTTTTCTTGTTTTGCCATGATATAATATAATAAAAAATTAATAGAGTAATGATTACCCCCGTCAGAACAACGAGGGTAAAAATTACGTTAAGTATTAAGAGTTAAATAACACAAAATTATTCGTTGCTTGTGCTACTAAACATCTTTCTGATAAGTAATGAACTTCCATTTTGTCATCACCAGTCGTCTGCGCACCGCCTACTGAACCAGTAATCCAAGATTTCATTCTTCTGTCATCAGTCTCAGAAGCTCTATATCTTACGTGTAAGAAAGGTCTTCTAACATTTTTACCTAATTGTTGGTCATACACTGAAGATGTACCAGCTGGAACTAAAAGTCCGCTTATACCTCCTATTAAACCTCTTGTAGATTTATCATTAAGATATTTCCAGTCAGTTTTGTAGAAGTCATAAGAACCTCTTCTAAATCCAGAGAAACCTAAATTAAGTGCCATATCTTGAGAGTTTTCAAAAACTCCAAATGATAAACCACCTGAAATATTCGGGTTTAATCCTGCTAGCATATCATCGAAGTAAAGATTTGCATCTCTATCTAAGAATAACATGTTCTCTTCAATTGATCCTTGTTTGTCTAATTCTTTTAATAATAAGTCAAATTCAGGAAGTTTATCAGCAGCTGGTGTAGCTGAGTCAAATTGATTACTTGCTACGATACCTCTTGAAGAGATAGCTGAAAATAATCCTTCAGATCCATCAGGAACGATAGCGTCTCCACCATCTTTTTTCTCTGCTTCAATCATTACCATTTCTAAGTAATCTTCATATCTTACTCTTGTATCACCTTCTGCTTTTAAATACCATAAGAATCCATTTTGTCCAGACTCTCCAGATACTTCTACCCATCCGATCTGAGCTGTGTCAGAACCATTAACTTCATAGTGATCTTTAATAATAAGTGGCTTATTAGTGAAAGACTTGAAGGTTGGTTCAACAGCATCAGTCATGCTTGCAGATCCTTTCCCATATTCAGAACCATAAACAAAGAATTTAATAACCTGATCGTCAGTTGCTGCGATACCAGCTAAATCATCTACGTTTGCAGCACCATAAGGTTTAATAGTTAATGTGTCAGTTGCAGCTTCAATACCGGCTGATACATATGCTTTAAATACTACATTGTTAACTACTGCTACTACTGTTGCACCTTTTCTTACTGCGTGTGCTTCTGTAGTTCCAGAGTCAATACCTGTGATAGCGTCAATCACACCTGTAACAGGGTTGATTTGTGCATTATAAGATAAGTGTAATCTACCTTGCTCAGACCAAATAACTTGATCAGAAGCCATAGGCATTTCTGCACTTACCATTCTTAAGAAAGAAGATATAGTTCTATTTCCATATCTTTCTACTTCTTGTTCGTACAATTCAGGTAAATATTGTTGTGACCAATTTGCTCCACCTGAACCGTGGAAATTTAAATAATTAGATGCAAGTGTTTGTTTTTGTGCACTTGGGCTAATTATACTGCCAGCCGCTGGGCCAGCAAATGAAACGTTTGTTGCCATTTTTTAATAATTTTTAAGTTTTAATTTAAGGTTTTTTGAATCTAGACCGCCAACTACTCTCGCTTTTATTCCGCTAGGTTCAATATTTTTATGGCCCGACCTCGGATCCATATTGATATTCTTAGCAGACTTAACTGATTCTTTAATAGCATCAGTCTTGCCTTGTTCATAAAAATGATTTGCAATTGCGTCAGCATTCATTGCTGTAAATAAAGATTTATGATAACCACTTGCATCGCTCATTTCATTATTTTTGTTTAAGAACTTCTTAGTAAAATTTGAAATATCGCTTTGGGATTTTTTAATCTCATTCACATTCTTAACATTAAATCTGTACTTCTTGTCACCAACCTTATATTCAAAACCTTTGAATTGATTGTTAAAAAGACTGTCAGTCTTATTGTTAAATACAGCTCTTTGGTGCTGTGTTATTTTTTGCGATTCTTCAGACTCTTTATTATATCTGTTAAAAAAGTCTACCGCTTTTTGCTGATCTTGCGTTAGCTTAGATCCAGCTTTAATTTCTTTATAATAATTAGCTTTTTGACTTTCTAATTGCTTTTTTGCATCAGCAACCTCTTCTTTAAATGCTAATTTTTTTCTTTTTATATCTTTAGGTTCATCAATTTCTTCATCAAATGAAAATTTGTCTTCAATTAAAAAACTTATTTCATCAGATGTTAAATGTGGTTTCGCCTTTTCGTAATATTCTCGTAGCAAAGACATGTCCTCATAACCTGTGTAGTCTTTATTTAATTTCACGTAATCTTCCAAAGACCCACCTGTTTCATTCATAAACTTAACCAGCTCTGTAATGTTTTCTGGATAATCTATTTTTTCTTCTTCTATTGTTTCCTCTTTTTTAACCTCGGGTTCAACAATTTCTTCTTCCTGCTTCTCAGCTTCAGGTTCTTCTGTTACTTCTTCTAATACTGTTTCTTCAACCTCTTCAGTTTCTTGCTCTGGTTCTTCAGTGCTTTCTTCTAATACCGGTTCTTCTTTTACCTCCTCCGCTGGTTCTTCTACAACCGCTTCTGGTTCTGGTTCAACTTCTGTTGTTGGTGGTTTTGATAAATCCACCTTGTAAACACCGTCTTCAATTTTGACGCCAGCGTTTTCTTGTACTTTTTGTTCTTTTTCAGCAGTAGATAACTCTTCGGTCTCTACGGCTTTAGCTTTCATTTCTTTTGCCATGATAAAATATTATATGATTATACATTATATATTACTTAGGTTCAAACGCACCTAAGCCAAAATCACCGCTTAATATATCGTTTCCACTGGATTCGAATTTTTTAGGGGGTGTTTTACTGTTTCGCTGCTCTATGAGCTCGCTTTGTTGACTAGCTTGTATTTTTGTTCGATCGTCTTTTCTGTCTTCTTTAGCATTCATTTCAGCGTCCTTAGCCTGTGTTTGCATTTGCTGAATTTGCATATTCATTTGAAATTCTAATTGCATAAGTTGTTTTTTCATTTCAACTTCACCTTGCATTCTTTGCATTTCAAATTGTGATTTAGCTTGCGCTAATTGTATTTGACTTTGTGTTAAAGCCTGTTGTTTTTGTACTTCTGCTTGAGCAGCAACTTGTTGAGCTTGTGCATTTGCTTGGGATTGAGCTTGTATATTTTGCTGCTGTACTTTCTGATCTCTTTCAAGCTTTTTCTTTCTTCTTAATTTAAGTACTTGATTTGCTAATTTAGTATTTTTAATTTCTCTAATATCAATAGCATCTTCAAGCTCTATGTTATTTTGTGCAATTGCAACTTGAATATTGTTTTCAAGTAATTGTTTTTCTTCTTCGTCTGGCGCTAATTCTAAGTATATACCAAAATCATATAAATGTAATTCTGACATTTCTTCCAATGTAGCCACATTATGAGCACCAATACTTTGTATAAATGCATCTCTTGTCGGCGAGTATTCTATAACGTCTGATATTCTTAATGATATTTTTTCTGCAAGTTCAGCTGTTAAAAATAAACCACTTTGCAATATGTGTCTTGTTGCTGTGTTTGAATTTGCAGCAGCAAGTTTTTGAACACCCACTAAAGCGTGTTTATCAGGTGTGCTTCCGTCTCTAGCTTCATTTAAACCAGTAGCGTCTCTAACCATTTGCATATAATAATTATATGTACTGATTAGTTGGGCTAATTTATTAGCGCCGCCATTATTGCTTATTTCTTGTATAGGTATTTTACCAGGGTTCATATCGCCCTCAGACGTAAATGATCTACCAATTACCGATCCTGTTTGGAAAAACATATTCAATGCCTCTTGAGGATTGTAGTTTGTACCGTTACCTAAATCAATTTCAGCTAATCCATCAGCGTCTAAATAAACACCGTCAGGAACCATTCTTGATAATACTTGTTGTATTTTTAAATGTGTTAATTGAATCATATCAGCAAAGCCTGTAACTCTACTTACTAAAGATTCAATTTTACCATTATACATTCTAGGCGCTACAATAGAATAATTAAGTTTAACTTTATTAACATCGCTCTTTTCACGGAGCATGTTATCCGCAAGTTCCCATTTTAATAATTTATTAGAACCTGGAACAAATACACCTTCGTATAATACCTCTATGTTTTTAGCAATTCTTTCAAATCTTAAATTGTTATCCATTGGAGGATTAAACGCATCTGTTTTCTTAATAATTTTTTCAGCACCTGTTGATACTTCTTTAACTTTATAAACCTCATTCATGTAGGTTTTATAATTAAAGTACATAACTTGAACTGAATTATTATCTTGATTTTGTTGTTGGCTGTTGTATTTATTGTAAATACTATAATCCTGATTACCTTGCTCTGTTATTGCTTTTAACTCTTCGTTAGTTAAATTAGGGAATTGTTTCTTTAATTCACTTATAGTTATTGTTTTAACTTCACCTACATAATATATGTCGTCAAAATAAGGTGATTCAGTATAAGAATAAACTATATTAGCAGGATCCACATAATCAACTACAATGCCTTCTGATGGTGTAAACAATGTTTTAACACAGCCAATACCTAAAACAGTTAAATCATAAAAGAATCTTTTCTTTATTAATTCGTATTGATTTTGATTGAGTATAGTTTGTATTGCTTGTTCTTCCGCTATTTCAACTGCTTGCTTGTAATTAAGCTGCATATGCAATTGCAATTCATCTTCATTATCCGGTAGCGTAGCAGGATCATTATTAAATACGTTAAGGCCAAACTGTTCTTGAACGTAGTTACCAAATTCTTTAGTTCTCATGTCGGCAAGGATGCCTTCCATATACTGTGTCCTCTTGTTAACACCATTCTGATCTTGTGAATGTGCTTTTATATCATAAGTTCTTTCTGCAATACCGTTTACTACAATATCTACAAACTTTGGAATTATTGGTACTGGCTTCCAATCTAAATTTAAATAAGATAAATCACCGTTAATAGATAATTCGTCTTTGTATTTTTGTATGCTTTGTTCTCCCCTAGCATATAATCTTAACTTGTGATAATTGTTTTGATTAACAAAAAATCTATTTGATCCTCTATCTTTTTTAAACCACTCATTTTGGATAGCTCTAGCAACATTAAGACCGTAATCCAATCCTAATTTTTCATCATCGCTAGCTGTTTGGCTTGGGAAGTAACTTTTTATAACTGACTCAGCCATATTAATTAATTATTTTTGATGTAATTCCTTTGTTTTCGTATCTCGAAAAGTTAATGTTAACTTTTGATTTTTGTTTTTCTGCACTCGGTCTGTATTTATTTTTATTGCAAGCCATAATTGCTAGCCCTGAACTAATTGCCGCATCAAACTTGGTTCTTTTATTTATATCAAACTTAGCCCAATCGTTTAATGTTTCATTAAAATATAAATCTCCGTAATCTCCGTTAGGTGTAATACCTACGTGGCTGTTAATATATGTTTCAATTGCTGCAGCGTGAGCTTGTCTTATATCTTCACTTGAATTTGGTATGCCACCAATTTCTTTTTCAGTAACAGATAATTTATTCCACAATCTATCAGGCCTATTCATAGAATATCCCCTGTACCCTCTTCTTCTTAAGTAATATAATAATCTTGGTTTATTATTTTCCGCAAGTATTGGCATGCTATAAAACACTAATGCCATTAAAACATCTTCAAAAAACATTTCCGCTGTTTGTGGCCTAGCTACATATTCTAAAAAAAATCTATTAGGAGGAGCATCCTCCATACTAAATTTTGTTAATCCGTGCAATGCACCTTTAGATCCTTTGCCATCTGTTGTTCCTGATATATCATAACTGTCACAACCGAAAGCGCCCATATGTTCGTTACCAGGATATTTAATACCATTTTTATTAATGATGTTATTTTGTAATGTAATACCCGGTACCCAACTTATTTTAAATCTTCCATTTGGATTTGGTGTAAATTGCACTTTGGTATCTTTAATGCCATTTTGCCAAGAGAAGCTTCCTGTTGTTACATTTGCTTCTGTTGTTATATCATCATTAAAGTCAATTTGCTCATATATCTTAGCTAAGTTAAATATACTATTCTTAGCTTCATCTCTAAATGCGTGTTCCTCTGTACGTGGAAACTGTCTATAAAATTCATTTAAACCGTCTTGATCTCCTTTTAAACCATCTACTTCATTCTCCCAATGTTCAATAACCCCGACGTTGATATTATCTCCCTGGTTGTCGGTAACAGGCTCTTTCGGTGTGTTAAAGACAGGTATTCCATAAGAATCGATGAATCCTTCGAAATTCCATTCCATAGGTATGAACAAAGAATATAGTCCCGAACGAGTCTGTCCATTTTTATTCCGTTTCGTAACATCTGAATTATTATATAATTTTTTAAAATTCTCACCTCCTTTGTCAAGAGCATTACTCGTTGACCCCATCATACACTTACCTATTATTCTCGAACCAAGTCTAAGCGTGGTTTTTGTGACTCTCCAGTTATTGAGAATGTTTTCCGGGCGTTCCCATTTGCCGGCTTCATCATGGACGAGAAGTGCGAGTTTCTCTCCATCATATGAATTGTCCCCGGTATTTTTCCAGTCGATAGTGGTGTCCAATCCAGCGATTTCCTGGGCTCTATCTTTTGATTCGAATCTTTTACGTGTAAATTTCGAAGCGGGTACTCTGTACGCGAGTTCTGTCTTGGGGCGATCCATACCGTCCTGGATGGGTCTGAAAAAGAATGGATAATTGATCGATATTGGTACCACCTTATCTGTGAACATTTTCTTCGCATCGGCTCCAGATTTGGACAGTATTCCGTACCGTGCATCGGAAGATACGGTAGCCAAGTTAACTGTCTCTGAGGATGCCATAAACGAAAAACCTGAACGTCTATTCTTGAGATAGCACATTCCATAACACCGTCTATCTGCTTTACACGCTTCCCAATAAATAAAGAATAATCTATTGGCTTCTCGAAAGTCTGGTCTCCCAACATCAATCTTGGTCCACTGCAAGTACATATAATGAGTGCCAGTAATATAAGTGGGAACCCCTTTGCTCTTGAACCAATGCCCTTCATCACGTTTAGTAAATTCTTTATCAATATATGCATGCCATCTTTGTTTAAATTCATCCGGATAATCTTTCCAATCAAATATACTCTTGATTGTTTTAAGCTCTTTAGGATACTCGTGTGGAGTCCACTGATCATTTTGAGTATCAACGTTGTTTGATTTTGGCAGTGCTATTTTTAAATTCTGTATGCTATACACTTCGCCTATTTGTCCTGTCTTTGATATAACAACAACATCATGCTCTTCGTTGTATCCATACTCCCACTTTTTAGATTTATTTAATCTTTTAATAGTGGTTATTTTAATGGGGTCTATAACCTTATATAAACTCTGCTTGTACATTATTTAGATCTTCTTTCTGCAAACCCACTAAACACTTCTGCTTCAGTTTCTTTTTTAGGCTTGTTATTAAGTATATCGTTTTCTTCTTCGATTCTACCTAGTATCTCAAATGCATCGAATATTGCGAGCTTTTTAGTGGCTGCAGCGTTCTTGAGTCTATCGGCTGAGATGTCATCATCAGTTTCAACAATAGGTTCTTTAGCAACTTTAATAAGTTCTTTGACTGCTTCATGCCCAGCTTGGATTATATTCTTTTTCGTTTCCTTGACGTTCATATTTAATAGATATTGAATTAGTTAATACCCTATACATTCTTTCACCGTCTACAATAAATTCGTATTCGCTGCTAGGTGTAAACCCAACTAAATCTTCTTTCTCTATTAAACTGCTAATGTCCTTGTCAACATGCTTTATAATGCCCCTTAGGGCTTGTTCTTTCTCGTTATTTAATATATCAGTAGATTTGATTGGTTTAACAAAACAGAAGCCTTTGGGTGCGTTCCATTTGTTATCTCTTTTGTATAGAAATATTTGATCTGACTTAACAAAATAAAGATTATCTTTATAATAGCCACGTGAATTTTTTTCCACACCGTATTGATTGTACCATCTTCTAAACACATTGTGATGTAGAATAACTTCATCACCAATTTGTAATTCAGTTTTTTCAGACTTAGGTACATTTAAAACAATTCCAGTACGACTAACATATTGATGATCAGAGATTTCAGTATTAACTAAAAGCTCTTGACCATCTATATATTTTTTGTTATCGTATCTTTCGTTTTTTGGTTTTATAATAAAATCAAATAAACTTTGCATTAATATTCTAAATTATACTCCACAGCTATTGCCATGTTTTTATTAAAATCTTTCCACGGTAATACTTCGTTTTTCTTTTTAATGTAAATAGAGAACTTATCATCACCTTCTACTATATCACATATTGTATGGCCACCATATACTTCTTGGCCTACAGCATAATGCATAGCGTCGTTCTTATAGTCTCTACCTATACTAATTTTTCTTACCAAAGACATTACTACGCTTTCTTTAATACTTCTGGACCTACGATTTCTTCCCCACCTTCTTCTTCAATAGGTTCATAGTTTCCAGTTTGAATATCAATTTTAATTTTTCCGTACTTTTCCTCTAGCTTAGCTTGCAACTTGTTCAAGTCTTGTTGAACTTCTGCTGCAGCGTGGTTAAGCTGGTGTTTTTGTAATTCTAGGTTTCCAATTTGAGAAGCAGCTTGATTAAGCTTACCTACAAATCCTTGTAGTTCTTCTAATTGTTCTTGGCTAATTTTGTTTTCTTGGTTTTCCATAATTTTAATCTAATTTTAATTTAACTTAATTTAATTTACGCCCACGGCATTTCCGAGACGTCTTCGTTTTTTGGTATTTTTTGTTCGCTAATATTTTTGGTTATAACTTCTTGCATGTGATCAACTGGGTGATTAGCTTGAGCCCAGGAAATAACATCGGCTTCTGTAACGCTAGCCAAAGCGGTAAAGTTTTCAGAGTCTGGCGCACCAATAGGGCACGCTCCTGAAAATTCTGCAGTGTAAGGATTGCCTTCGGAATCATTTTCACTATCTGTTCCCACGTATTTAAAATTTACGTGTGTAATCACATCCGACAAACCGTCGAGACTGGGTGCTTTTTTCATAGCCGTGATTGCCCATGTGTAAGTAATTGCCATAATTTATTTTTTAATTGTTTGTGTTATAATTTATTATCACTTGTTTTACTGATTTTCTAAAGTTTCAAGTCTTGACTTCAAGTCATCTATAATTGTTTGTTGTTCTTTTATTGCGTTTACTAAAACCGCAGTAAGTTCTGTATAAGAAACTGATTTAATACCTGAAGTTTCTTCATCATGAACTAATTCTGGCATTTCTACTTCCACTTCTTGAGCTACAACACCTATTTTAGTTGGTTCCGTGTTAAAATCTGTTCTATTGTAATAAATACCCCTTATAGACTTAACTTTGTCTATACAATTAGGTATTTCAACCACGTTGTCTTTAATTCTTAAATCTGAATGCTGAGTCACGGTTCCGTAAACGGTCATGTTTGCGGTGGTACTATAAAATATAAATCTCGTACTTGAACCTTGTCTCCAGTTTATATTACCAGCATTCATATCAAAATAAGTGGCACCCCCATGAGTGTGGAATCTAAAAAAGCTACCAGAGGTTCCACCCATGTATATATTAGACGTTCCACCTGAGCCCACCGTATGACTTCCTGCAGTTTGTAAAGCACCAGCCATAGTCAAACCATTAATAACGCTAGTTCCATCAGGATGTGTATAATAACCAGTATTATTTGAATCATAGAATATTGGAGCCCTAAGTGATCCGCTAGCTATACCAACTGATCTTATATTAATAGTATTAGATTCACCAATATACATAGTCTGAGTGCTAGTATGCGCATAATAATGTTGAGATTGAGCTACATAAAAAGAAGTATCCCATCTTGGTGCCGTTCCATTGTTACCTCCATCAGTAGTCCATATATCATTAAATTTAGAAGTCGATGCAGGATCCACATAATAGCCTGTATTACCTGAATCATAAAATATAGGTGATCTAGTATCAACATGATTTGTTACATGACCTGCTGTTGCTATCGTAACGTGATCAGTGCTATTGTGTCTTATAGTAAATTTATTAGAATGCGTTGCGGTGGGATATCTAACTAAAGTCCATTGCCCAGTGCCAGTTCCTGACGATCCTGCAACTGCGCCTAATATTAATGATGAATAGCCATTACTACCAGGGAACATTCTTATGTTTTCATTATAACTTGACCCGGCAGATATTTGAACTGTAGAAAAATTTGCTGTACTTAATACACTATTTCCGTTAGGATTTAAATAATAACCTGTATTATCTAAATCATAAAATGTTGGAGCTCTAAAATCACCAGCAGCGTGTACTTGATTTGCAAACCAAGCTGTGACCGACCCATCTCCAATAGTTGCATCAATACTACCATTATTTGCAATATACATACCCCAATCACTTGTTTTACCACTTCCCCATAAATTAGGATGTGCATAACCAATACCATACATACTCCCCAAATTAGTTGCATTTGGATTATAACTGCTCCCAATTGTATAAATAGGATTTGATTTAGCGGAGTTATTTCCAATATTGTTATATGACCCTTCAAAATGGCCGGTATGATGATTTGCTCTATTAAGTCTATCTACTACACTTGCCCCTGCTGGATTTACATAATAATTTGTATCGTCTGAATCGTAGAAATAAGGTGCTCGCATACTAGCATTTGCTTGCCATACCCCATTATTTAATATCCACCCCGCAGTGTAAGCTGAGGTAAAATTATTACTGCCAGTACCTCTTCTAAACACCCAACCTCTACCATCTGTATCCATAGTTAGGTAGGTATTGTAACCATCTCCATTTCCTGTTGGGTTTGTAAAATTACCTCCATTAGCTTTAAATCCTATTGCTGAAGTTGTTGTATTTCCAGAACCCCAGAAAAATATTTGGTTGTCTGTTGATGTTGCACCATTATCACCTCTAATTGCAACGCCCCATAAGCTGCTTTGGCTATTGGGGTTTGTATAATAAGCGGTATTATTTATATCATAAAATATACTTGCTCTTATATCAGCGGTGTTTATTGTACTACCGCCGTTTAGTATTATTTGTTTATCAAAATAGAAGTTACTTCTATCAGTATAAATGTGAGCGTGGCCAGTATTCGCAGGACCAAATAATATGTACCCAGCATCTGTTTTAAACCTAACACCCCATTCATCTGCATCAAATCTACCATTGTTACTAGAACCGCTAAACTTAAGTGTATTAACAACACTTGTTGCTGCCGGATCTAAATAATGATTTGTATCATTTGAATCGTAGAATATAGGTGCTCTTAATGAATTAGCAGCAGTCAAAAGATTAGCAATGTAACCAGTACCACCACTATCAACATAAAAAGTATTACTACCTGAAACGTTTCTAAAATGTACATATCCGGTAGCTTGTAAATACCAATGATCACCATGATATTGCATTTTCCCCCCAACTTCACCTGACCAAGCATCAGTGGTTTGTCTCCAATCACCTATAGTTTTCAATGCATTCCCTCCAGATGCTGATGGGTTTAAAAAGTATGAAGTATTATTTAAATCATAGAGTATAGGCGCATAAAAATTCCCCCTATCAACATATAGCCCTCCTGCAGCTTCTAGCCTTATAGTCGTTTTAGAGCCTACAGCGTAACTATCAGTTGTAGATAAATACATCCTAGTACCGTAACTACCATCTGATCTTACATATATACCGGCATCCGAAGATTGACCATTATTGTGATCCGAAGCACCAAAAGTTATAGCACCACCCGCGTGATCAGTACCGCTATTAGGGTCTATATGCAAAGAACCTTTAGATGTACCTTGCGTTGTAGCATCCCAAACTGCACCTGAGTTTAAATCTAAATCACCAAAATTACTTCTACTTGCTGGGTTTACATAATAAACAGTATCATTTGAATCGTAATATAATGGTGCTCTTACATCTTGTGTTACTAATAAAATAGCATTACCACCATCAAGCTGCATTACTTTTAATGTATTAGCAGCACTAGCTCTTATACCTGTTAAGTTACCATAGGCTGAATTAAAAGTACCAAAGAATCCATTATTACTTTCATAAGCCATATAATGACCATCTACCAGAACAGATCCTTGACCACTTTTGGATAAAACTACAAATTCAGAACCACCAGTCATAGTTAACCCATTTTCACGAGTATATCCATTACTTCCTAAATCACCAAGCCAAGAACCACTATTAGTAAAGTACCCAGCACTAGCGTGATTGCCCCAGCCGTAAGCTGTGTTCCAGTTTGAATCATTGTATCCTGAGCTTGCAATGCCGCCCGTCCATTGGCCGTTGGCATTTACTATATCAGTTCCTCTCCAGCTTACTGTTTGATTATTATATAATTTTAAACCACTAGTATAAGTTCCATTACCGTCTTTATATCCAAAATCAACATATCTGTTAGCGGTAGAGCCATCATATCTAAATTTCCAACTTGGGCCATTTGAAGATCCATTGTCTAAAACATGATATTCAGTCTGGTTTGCCATACTTCTAAACAACCAAGGTTGTGCTTGCAATGCGCCAGTTAAAGTACCACCAGCAAGTGGTAATTTAGTTGCAATACTATTTGTAACTGTTGTACTAAAGTTTGCGTCGTCTCCTAAAGCAGCTGCTAATTCATTTAATGTATTTAAAGTTCCAGGTGCTGAGTCTACAATTAAAGCAACTCTAGCATCTGCTCTAGCATCAGTGTAATATAAATTACTACCTTCGGTAATATTCGATGTGTTCTGAGCAGGCATTGTAAATGACATAACACCTGTTGTGCTATTATAACTTAAAGAACCAGTAGCACTAATTGCTGCTCTAGCTCTTGCATCAGTATAATATAGATTAGTACCCTCAGATAAATTAGATGTACTTAAACTTCCAACTCTTGAGTCTACTCTGGCGTTAGTAAAGAACAGTTTATCACCTTCAGTAATATGAGAAGTTGTTATACCGTGACTTGAATGTAAGTGTCCCTGGGTTATTGAACCCGCTTTTATAAAATCACCTGTTACTTTAGTTAATGCCATAATTTAATTTTTATTCTGCTGGTGGGAAAGGATTTGAAAATGTTATGTCTACTGGAGCTTTTAGTAATGCAATTTTTGCATCTAAACTAGCTTTCATAGCTGCAACATCTAATCCAGCTTCTAACCATGCTACAATATCAGATTCTTCTAAGCTGGCATATGCAGTGAAATTGTCTGCATCGTATACAACGCTGTGTGTACCTATAGATGAAGCTGTTTTTGTTGCATCGTCGTTGTCTACTGCGGAATATCCCCAGTGAATTGTGTTGATAACATTATCATTGCTATCGTGGGAAATTTTTGCGTCTAACGCATTAATTCTCCATTTGTAAGTGTTTGCCATTATTTTATTTATTTATTTATTTTAACTTCCTTCAGTATATACTACTGATACTCTATCTGCTCTAGGTGTACCATCGCCGCCACCTTGCGAATATTTAAATCTAGCAAATGGATGAATACCCATACCGCTAGAAAAAGTAAATGTAACTATAACATGCTGATTTCCTGCACCGCCATTGCTAACCGCAACAGACGTTGAAAAATTTGCTAACATTTGTGTTTTACCGTTACCAGTACTACCGTTATTATATCCTCCCACAACACCTTTTACCATCCCATCTGTACTTGCAAATTCATAATCTAATATCCAAGATGCCCAACTTGCTTTTGCATAAGTAAAAGTTAAAGTACAACCATTTGTTGTTGTTCCTTGTATAGGTACATTAACTTCAATGGAACCACCTTCGTTGCCTAAACTTACATCATTACCTACTTCTGATAATGTAACACCAGAATCTCGATTAGCGGGCCCTACTATTAGAGCGCCATTTACTTCTAATCTAGCTTGTGGCGAAGTTGCTCCGATTCCGACGTTCCCGCTAGAACCTAATATTGTCATTCTTGTATCATCACCTACTCTAAATGCCATTCTATCTGGGCTGTGCCCATAAAATATTTGGCCTACATTAGCATCATCATTATCGCTAAAATTAATAAAACATTCTCCAGTGTTAGATGCTGACAATATTGTCATACCTGTCGAAGCACTTGACCTTAATGTTAATTGAGAACCAGCAGCAGGCGAAGTCGTCCCGATCCCGAC